GGGGGGACGAACAACGAAGACTTAACACTCGACTTTGAGACCACGGCGAATACTGTCGCGGTTGCCAGCACCACGGGAGTAACGGCTATTTCCCTTGGCTCTCTCAACCTTGCCACGACGGGAACGATCACTGGCGCGATCAAGATCAACTCCGACGCTGACGGGATGAGCCAAGCAGAGATGACCACGGCGGGGATGTATGGCTCCTTGTTCGTGGCAACGGGGGCAGGAACATGGAACTTGCCGGCGGCGGTGGCCGGGATGTCATTTTGTATGCTGGTTCCAAGCATCGCAGCGGTTGTCATCAATCCGGACGACTCAGACGTTCTGATCTACGATGGAACGGCTGATGATGCGGGACATCAGATCTCCGGTGGTGCAGCGGCCGGGGACTTCATCTGCTTCATCGCTGTGGATACCACCAACTGGCACAGCATGGGACGGAGGGGAACGTGGACACCAGGGTCATAATGAAACGCCTTATCCTTGCTCTTCTTCTCCTGCCCCTGACTGCCTGGGGGCAGGTCTGCACGGACGAAGTGCCCTGCTCGGCCCGGATGAATCAGGGCATCTTGGGGGCGGGGGTTCCGGCGGCTAGCTCTGTTGCTTTCTGCACAGGGGCGACTACATGTAACACGCCTCCCCAAAATTGTGAGTTACTTTGTGAAGACTTAGGAGGGTCAACTGCTTGCGGTAACAGTCGTGATTCTGTTTGTCGGAATGGATGGACCGTTACAGAGTCAACTGGTACGATAGATTTTGACAACACCCCTGGCGGGACGCACCCATGCACGGGGACAACAGTTCCATATAGTATCCTTGTTACCGTCCCAAGTGCCGGCAGTGGGGAGGACGCTCGCGCATATGTTGCCTTTGCCTCTGCGGATCGAACAAGATTGTATATTCAAGGTTATATACGTGTGACAGCCGAAGGGCTTAGTGATACTGATACTCATTCAATGGTCAGTCTCGTAGCATCAACTGATTCTAATTCTCTAGTGTTCAATCTTCGGCAAGACGCTGGCGGAGCTTTGAAATTTCGTGTCGCAAGCGGAGCTAATTCAGATATTGGAGCAACTGCAATTAGCTTGAATAATTGGTATCCCTTCCGTATTGATTGGGCAAACAATTCAACGGCTAACTGGTGGGTGGATTACAATAATGACGGTGATTTCGCTGATGCTGGAGAAGATGAAGGCACAGTTACTACAATAGATGTTCCTGTTGATTGGATCAAAATAGGTCAACTAAATTTCACAGAAACATTGACTTACGAATTGATATTGTTATCTGTAAGCGAGACAGCCATGCCAACGGCTTGCACAAGGTGATGGCATGATAACACGAGCTTTCTTCGTACTGTTTTATGTCCTTTGCGGTTTGAGCCAGTCCCATGCTGCATGTTCGGGAATAAGTCCAACGTGGGCTGCGGCAAGTCCAGCCTTTTCTGACGTGAATGATTGTGCTCAGGAGGTTGGACTACAGGCAGGTGATACTATCAATATCCCATCAGGCTCGGCCACTTGGTCAAGTCAACTTTTGTTTACGATAGAGGTTGCTTTGGTAGGATCTGGTTCTTCCAGCACAATTATTACTAATGGGATGGCAGATAATACTCCGTTAATTTACTTCAACATTTCTTCTAATACTGCATCTCCGTCGAGGGTGTCAAATATCCAATTCATTGGAACGGCATCAAATGTTGCTGGAGTACACATCAGAATAGATGATGATTTGAATTTTATGGTTGATAACTGTTTCTTTAATGGTGGAGGTAGCGCGACAGGAGATAATGATATAGGGGTTGCAATATATTCACTAAGATCGTATGGCGTGGTGAATAATAACACTTTTATTACTGCTGCAAGAGAAGTGATACAGGTATGGGGGACGGAGGCAACTGCCTGGGGGGAATCAAAATCTCTTGGTGATTCCAACGCCCTTTATGTAGAAGGAAATACGTTTTCTGGAACTTCCGATGAGGTAATTATGGGTTTTGGTGGTTCCAATTATGTGTTTCGATATAACACAATATCAGGAGGCTATACTCAAATTGATAGTCATGGATCATGTGATGGTGATCCCAGAGGCGGAAGAACATTTGAAATATACCGTAACTCAATTACGATAACTGCTGCTTCGTGGGCGGGTTTGTCCCTTCGTGGTGGGACTGGTGTTGTATGGGAAAATGTACTGACCGAATCAGGCGGAACTTTTTCGCGCCAGATAGGCTTAACCGAGTATCAGTTAGGCTATGCTAGTTGTGTTTGTGACACAGAGTATCCGATTGCCGATCAGATAGGTCGTGGTCAAGATCAATCACTCGATCCATTATACATTTGGTCTAATACAACGAATGGATCGCCATCCACAATCAGTTTGTATAGCGCTGGAACTGCTTGTGGCGAAGTATCACTTTCTGATTATATACAAGAGAATCGGGATTATTATCTGTCTGTGAAAACGGGTTACTCTCCATACATCTGCCCTCACCCCTTGACTGGTTTGACAGGTGGATGTTCAGTAACTACAGCGGGACGGTCTGGATACAACATAAGGGTTCTGTCAGCAGGCCAGGGCACTACGAACACCGCGAGCCAGGGCACGGTAAACATCTGGCCAGGAGGGTCGAATTGAAGAAGCTGCTTGCAATCCTCCTGCTTCTCACCGCCCTCAACGCCGAGGCAGCGACCAACACGGCAGGGCAGGGGACGGTCAACACAGCGGGACAGGGGTCTGATATCTCGTGGAACGTGCAGCCCATGACCAAGCTCACGGCCACAGGCGGATCTGGCAGTTGGTCGAATGGGCGCTACACGGTCGCCAAGGGGGCCACGGTTTCATTCGAGACGGATGCGGCGGGGAGCAGTTGGTGCTGGGACTTCGGGACCAGGCCAGCAAGTGCTGCCCTCGGCACCTGGGACAACACGAACAAGCTGATCTGCTATTCCAAGAGCGCAACGCCCTCCCACACCTTCAGCGACTACGGCTTCTTCGAGATCCAGGTTGCCGTTTCAACCGGGGCACTAACCCGCCGAGGCGTCCTCCTGGTAGACGTTCCCGTTGGCGGCACGGTGATCGACCCGACAGCGGACTGCGGCGCAAACAACCTGGTTGGGGATGGGACGACGGATAATGCCGGGAAGCTAGCAACCTGCGTCAACGCCATCTCTGGTTCTGTTACAGTCACTTTCCCAACTGGGACTTACAAGTTTACTGCTCAAAACACATTTTCTACAGGATCAGGACTTACCGCCGTTGCATTACAACCAACATCTGGCGCTGCTGTAGTCCTTACATTCGATCCTTCCGAAGACGATTCAGCCGACATATTTATCCTAACCGGTGCTCCAATAGATATAAGGGATATGACATTCACCAGAACTTTTGAGGCCGGGGAATCGACAGACAATGTTGACCAAACCAATGCTATATCTGGAAATAGTGTGGTCGCGGTTGCAATACTTAATAGTACGTTCAATAACTTTTCAAACGTAGCCGATTCATTCACTGGGGTGTTTTCTAAAAGCAATCTTAATAACTGGGGAGCTAGAGGCTTAACTGTATCTGGATGGACTGACGATGGTGATGGGACATATAGTAAAACAGGTATAGGGTTGACAGTCAGAGCATTTGAAGAAGATGATATTTATGTCACAAAAGCCACGTCATCAACTTTGTCTGATGGTTATTGGTATTATGATGGTTCAACGACAACTCTTCACTATAAACCAACTACTGGAGTGCCTGGAGATCATACAACTGTTGCTATATATGCGGTGTCAGCCATTGCTGGGGTTGTAGGCAATAGCTTCGTAGCTAATTTATATTCGGCGCCTCATTCTCAATACAATGGGCACATGATTTATAATGCCGGAACGGGTTATAGATACGCTGTTGGTAATTACCATGACCACACAAAAGCCCTTTCTGGTTCAATTTGGGAGGGCACAGGGGCAAACTCATATTTCTACCGAAATATGATGTCTGGAGACAAGACAAAAATTGACGACTCATTTACAAAAGTGTTTGTTAATACTAATAGTAGTGGTGCTATTGAACTGAGAGATAGCCATTTAGATGGCCTATGGAGCGGTCCACTTGTTGGATCTGCTACGGCATCTCATATTATATCGTCAAATCTCTTTGTTAACACTCCTGTAGCATCTCCCACTGTTTACATCAATGCCGCGTCTGGATCTAGCGCAGTTACGAACAATAACATATTCGGTGTTGGTAGTCCCGCTGGAGGGGTCTGGAAAATATACGCTTTTGACGGGGCGGGTTGTTCTGGGTGTTCGGCCTCCGACGAACCCAACCTCACCGGTTGCGCTTGCCTCTCCGCCTCCGGCAACGTTGACGACGAGACGGCATCGGACGTGGCCTCCCCTGGCGCCTGGGAGTTTACCGTCCCCACCCTGGCCGTGGATTCTATCGTCACCAAGACTGTGACTGTAACGGCCTCTGATGCTGGCTCCGGCCTTGGCTCGACCGCCCGATGGCCCTTTGTCTTAGCGGCACAGATCCAAGCCGAATACGCCGACAACTGGTATTCCGAGATCCAGGACTATGCTGTGGAAACAACTTGGACTAACACCCCCATCAAAGCTCGGGTGTCAGACGTGGACCACAACTGGACGGTCCCAACAGCGCCATGATGAGAGGAGATCCGTACATTGCCACTCACCGAAATCGCTCCGAATGTCATTGTTGTCGCGAGTCTTGTCGGGATCGCCTCTGGCGCTGCTGGTGCATGGGCGGGGGTCAAGGGTACGCTGCGGGTAGTTGAGAGCAGACTGCAACGGGCAGAGGACGATGGAAAGGAGCGCAATGGCAAGATAGCCAAACTACAGGAACACAACTTCAACGTTATGGTCAAACATGACTGTGAGGCAATTCGGACACGATGTCAGTCCGAACTGAAGGAGGATATACGCCGGGTGGAGTATATAGTGAATGAACTTCGGAAAGACATGAAAGAGGAGATAAAAGCCGCTTCTCTCGACAGGAGGGAAACATGGCAGGCCCTCATGGAGATGGCGTCACCGGATACCAGGGCGAGAATCATCCGAGAGAGGCGGAATCGAGAGACATACGACTCGCTCGACGAGTCCTGAGCCATGCGTTTTTGATCAACCAGTTGACGCTGCGGCTTATCGACCTGGAGCGCAAGGTCAAGGCGATGGAGGGGAGGAAGGATGGATGATGACGACGAGCGCGACTGCCCCTACATCAATGAGTGCGCGCAAGAAAGTGGAATTCTATCTGCGCAGTGCCCTCTATTCGCTGGAGATTGGGGAATATGTGTTAATGGAAAGCTTTATCGGACAGGCACTGCGGCGATTGCCGGAGTTGAGAGAGGAAGGGCCGCCGCTGAAGAAGGCGAAGCGGAAATCGATCCTCCCCTGGCTCAGGAGGCGTGAAAGATGATGCCGACCCGCGTCCGGTTCCTCTATGAGATCGCGCGCCTTCTAGACTACGCCCGGGACCAGGAGATCCAGTTGGTTTGCTTCTACTTTCATCGAAGCGACGAGGAGCAGGCTCGGTTGGTGGCCGAGGGCAAAAGTCGGGTTCAGAGGTCCAAGCATCAGGACTGGCTCGCCATGGACTTCGCGTTGTTCGACGATCTTGACGAGGATGGCCGGATCGACCAGGACGAGATCCGATGGAAAGACGACCCCAGGTATACTCGGCTTGGGGAGTTCTGGGAGGCCCTGGGAGGACGATGGGGGGGCCGGTGGAAGGACCCCTATGATCCCTATCACTTCGAGGCAGGGAGGGAATGGTGATGGCAGATGATCCCATTTACCCAACAGTGACCCAGAAGCTGAACAGCCGGACCCTTTGGGTTACGGTGGTCCTACTCGTGGCGGGGCTCGCCGTAGGGTATTTCTTCAACGGCGCGTGGATGCCGGAAGCGGGAAAGGCCATGTTCGACCTGGGGTTGTTTGCGGCTGGCATCATGGTTGGGAAGGCAGGGAAGTGATGGCAAAGGCCGACTTCCATTGCGCATTGACCTATACCCTGGCTCTGGCCGCGGGGTATCCCGAGGATGAAGCCCTCAAAATGGGATGGTCCGCAGGGATCGTTGACACGCACGATATCACCCGCTCGGCGTCCATCAACGCCATGGACACGCTTGCCCAGCTCTACCAGTTGCAGCCGTTCCATTTCATCCCAGGGGAAACGTCCATCGTCGAGCCGAACAGTGCGAATGCTCAGTACATCGTCAACCTTGCGCGAATTGGAAACCCCTACCGGTTCGGGATCGCCCTCCATATGCTCCAAGATACCTTCTTCCACCAGGGGTGGAGTGGCCTCTGGGAGAACGTCAACGAGGTGCCTCCAGAGGACATTATCCAATGGGGTACACCAGCTATTGGACATGCAAAGTTGGGCAATGTTCCTGACAACATTACCACCGACTGGAGGTGGACCGACCCCCGCAAAGGGTACGGAGAAGTGATAGACAACAGGCTCCGTGCCATGGACGCAGCGAAGGCAACGTGGCATTTCCTTCGTCGGGGTGCGCCCTTCCCCGACATCGAGCACCTCATCAGGGGAGAGTATCCGTTCTCGCTCTTCGCGGTTTCCGTGGACGCCGATATGGAGCGGGGATTCCGCACGGCGGCGAGGAAACACCTGGCAGCCTTTCTGGAGGTCACGGCATGAACAAGCTCGGCAAGCTCCCGGCGAAGGACGATAGGCGGACTCTGCGGCTTAGATCCTACATCGAGCCAACTCTGGACGTTCCCGAGACCTTCTGCACCGACTGGAGGTTCATGCAGTTCGTCCCCAACCGGATGTTTCGGAATGACATCCTCGGGTGCTGCGTGATCTCGGCTCGGGCAAACCAGTCGTTAAGATTCGAGTTGCGGGAGACGGACACCCTCCCGGAGATCGATGACGCCGAGGTTGAGCGGGAATACTTCAAAGAGAGCGGGGGGCAGGACACGGGGCTTTACATGCTTGACTCCCTCAAGGCATGGAGGTCTCAGGGTTGGGAGTTCTCCTGGCGGACCTATGTCATACATGCGTTTGGTGCTGTGGACTTCCACGACGAGCAACTTGTCAAAGCCGCTATCTATCTCTGCCATGGCATCCAGGTCGGGTTCAGCGTTCCTCAATCCTGCATCGACCAGTTCAACTCGGACCAGATCTGGACGCCGAAGTTCTGGGATGGGGGAATCGTTGGGGGCCATGCGATCTACGTCATGGACTATGACCGCGACGGTGTGACCTGTATGACCTGGGGCAGACGGCAGAGGATGTCCTGGCCTTTCTGGCACCGCTACGTCGACGAAGCTTATGCCGTTGTGGACAGCCGAAACCCATGGCTCGGGGAACCATCCCCACTGGACATCGAACAACTAGAGGCCGACCTACAGGCCGTCACAGGAGGGTAAGATGGATTGGGCAGCGCTGATTCCGATCGTGATGGAGCTCCTCAAGAAGTGGGGCGTTGGCGGGGATGACCCAGCTTCCAACGCCCAGGCCCTGGTGGAAGTCCTCAAATCACTGGCACAGTCCTTTAACGTGGTGATCCAGATCAAGAGTAAGTAATTTCACGGGGTGAAAAAATGCCGGGACAACCTAAGAAATTCTACAACACTCGGCCACGCTTTGAACGCTGGCAAGATTGTGATCGCTGTGGGTTTCCAATACCATTCAGCGAATTGTCGAAAGATCCGATCAACGGAGCTCTTGTGTGTGAGGGCTGTAAGGATGACTTGGGTCATCAACAGCACAAGGACCGCTTACGGCTGCCTGACGAAAACCAATATCGACCGCCGGGAGGTTAAAGTATGAGTACGCCTGCTGAGATCAAGGCCGAGCTCAATTTGATGATGGGCTCGAGATCAGATTACATCGCCGCAAGGCAGTACCAACATATCTCCTGGGCGGAGCAAGAGCTCGCGTATGCGATAAGGTTTCCGGAGCTCGAGGCATATGCAACGATTCCCCTTGTAGCAAGCCAAACGAGTTACTTGTACCCAAGCGATTTGTTTGCGATTTACTCGTTGATCTATCCCACACTTGGAAGGAAGCTTGTGAATATCAACATTGAAGTTTTGGATAAGATCATTACGTTGCCAAGCGGCGCTCCTGCACGCTATGCGCGGTATGGGAAGATGCTCTACATAGACACGTCGCCGACCTCAGACGAAGCAGGAAACACGTTGAAGTTGCGGTACTTGTCCCAAATTGCGGAGGTTGATGCAAGTTCGTCGGCGTTCACCCTGCCGCACCCATTTCATGAAGCAATTCTGCTTGGCTCACTTTACCGCGCCCATCGAGCGTTTCGTGAGTATGAGCAAGCTAACGAAGTTAAACGAGATTATCTTGCGTTTGTTAGGTCTAGGGTGATCCAGTTCGAAGAAGAGGACCGCCTTGAAGATGGCTTTCCGTTGGAGGTCAGATTAACATGAGCCCGATTGGAGGAACGTGGTCCAAGACGGATGCAGGGGGAAAGGAGAGTCAACTTACGATGATTGCTCCTGGGACGGTTACGGCGTTTGCTAATGGAGACACAACGCCGAGTGTTGTCAATGGCAACGTGTTTAAGACGGCAAACACAGCTACAACGGTGATTACGGACTTTGATGGGTATGTAGAGGGGCAGGAGATCACTGTGTTAATCAATGATGATTACACAGAGATTGATTTTTCCTCGGCGGCGCTGCAGGGCAACGTGAAGCAAAAATGGCGCCCGACAACAGGTGACGTGTTGAAGGCTACGGTTGTGTCTGATGTTTGGTATTGTCAGCTCTATAAGAGCCAGGAAGTAATATACCCATAGGAGGCTAACATGAAGTGCCGGTACAATAGCTTTAAACAATGCATAGGCAAGGAATGCAACGCATATATGGATATTGCGATGCGAGACCCACAGGGAAATGTTGTTGATACAAGGGGAGACTGCGCTGATAGGGTGCAGACACAAGTTTTGATAGAGCAGACGCAAGCGATCGCCGCAGGAGTTAGGTTCTTGATGCAACGGTTTGGAGGAGCTAATAGAGTGGAGGTTCCTCCAGCGATCCTTCGAGGAGGTAGGGGATAATGCCATTCGCAGAGTCCTGGGACGAGGCATCGCCGACAGATGGGGATAATGCGTATGATATTGATGATTTTCTGCGGTCACTGAAGACGGCGATTCGAGAGCGACTCGCGGTAGATCACTATACCTACGCCGACGAGTCGGGTCATACGGATGTAGGTAGGCATCGAGCAGGTACACACGCAACGCTCTATGTTGGCACAACAACGGAGATCAACGCCCTTACGGGAATGGATACGGATTCCTGGGCGTTTGATACAGACTTGTCTGTGCTGAAACGATATACCGGCGCTGCGTGGGAAGCTAAGGGCCACGCGGCTAGTCATGCCACGGGCGCTAGTGACGCACTTGACGCCTTGACAGTGACAAATGGAGCGGCGCTCGGACAAGCAGTTACTGCAAGAGCGCGGTTTGGGTTTAGCTCGACCACGGCGATCACCGTAAGTGCCTGTGCGTATCATGTTGCAGGCGCAACAAACTACGTTGCGTATGTGAATACGTCGCTCACGTTTACGCTTGGTTCAGGTGGATCGAACGCCGGCTCAACGAATCTTGGGAACAACGAGTGGCATTACATCTATATTGATGATTCGGCGATGCAGAGCGCCGGGACGGCGGTACTTGCTGCAGCACGATTAATCAACTCAACAACGGCGCCAACTTGGAGTGATGCAAAGAATGGGTGGTACAACGGAGCTGATCGGTGTATCTTCGCTGTACGAACGGATGGTTCGGCGCAGATTCGAGAATTCTTCCACGTGGGGGATCAGGTTCAGTTCGCCGATGAGATTGAGGACGCCGCCTCAACCACAGATATTGATAATGCTTGGACTGATGTTACGTTGACAGTGCCTCTGTTTAATGCACCAGCAATTGTAACCTTCATTGGTGTGTATGGCTCAGCGAACAAAGAGTTCTATTGGCGTACAAATGGCCAAACTGGTACTGTGGGGAAGAAGATCTTTCGCGCATCAGCAAACACGCAGGTTCCAATGACAACCTGCGACGTGATTCCAGACGCTACGGGGAAGATCGAAGTCATAGCGGATGCGTCGAATAATACAACGATTGGCGCCTACACAGTAGGATGGAAATTCCCCAACCGAATGTGAGGTGAAGAATGGCAACAGTCTTGCGGTGTGATGTGTGCGGTAAGGCGCCTAACGGAACCGCAAATCAGTTCACGCGGAAAAAGGTGGTACAGCTTGACGGAAAGCCCGTAATGTTGACGGTTTACGTTACAGTAGAGAAAATCGCAGGAGACACGGATGCACATCTGTGTCCGCAGGACGCTCGGCGTGCTGTTGACTTAGTGATGGGGTAGCCAAATGCCCTCGAAAGTTTCAGGATACGTGGGAGCTGTTACGGTGCAGCAGGAATCGCCGAAGGTAATTCCCCTTCGGATTCCGACGCCGCTGAAAGGGCTTGTCTTGGATAAGCCTGCGGGCGAGGCACCACTCAACTCGTTGCTTGTTGCACAGAATGTGCACTTTGTACGAGGGGTGTTGACGAAGATTCCTGGTGCTTCAGCAAGGGGAACGGCGCTCGACGGACCGCCGTTGGCAATTTTGGAATATGTAAAGTTGTCAGGAACTTCCTACACAGTAGCAATTACAGAGCAATCACTGTACTACTGGAATTACAGCACAGCTGATTGGGTGCAGGATACAACAGGGCTTGTTGGAAATACGGATCATTTGGTGTCATGGACGGTTTTGGATGATGCGCTTATTTTTACAAACTTCTACCAACTTAAACGCTGGACAGGACCTGGGACGATTACAGATCAGATAACAACAATGCCCTCCGGCGTTACGTCAATTCGAGCGAAATACCTCGCCTCGTTTGATGGACGGCTCTTGCTGTTCAACCTTGCGGAGGACGGCGCTTCATATCCGGAACGGCTGCGATACTCAGTAAAAAACAACAGCCGTGATCTTGGGAATTCTGGCTCAGGATATTATTCATTTGATGACAATCCGCAAGCTGGTGCAATGGTAGTTCCGATGGGGGACTACCTTGTCATTGGGAAGGAACGGACGCTTTACCTTGGGCGACCCACAGGTAGTAGTATAATGCCTTATAGCTTTCGTACTTTCAGGGAAGGAATTGGACCGGCGGTTCCATTCTCGTTAACGATTGTTGAAGGAATGGGATGGTTCCTCGGATGGGACGAGGTGTATGAGTTGACGCCAGCGGCGGTGACGCCGATCTCAACGGCGGTGTCTGAGGTTATGATCCCAGGTCTGAATGATGCAGCGTTTGCCTCAGGGTGGGCAAGTATCGTTGAAGATAATAACGAGGCGTGGCTATTGGTCGCCGAAGGTACAGACACAAGCCCAACAAGTGGATGGATTTACAACTGGAAAGAACGCGCATGGACAACGGTGTCGTTGCCTGGATCTATTCGATTGACAACAGGAGGTGTATCAAGAAAGGTTAACACGTTCTTGGCCTTCGGCGACTTACAAGACACGATTGGCGAACAGACGTGGACAATGGGATACTCCTCTCTCGAGGAGGGAACTCCGGTGCCACTTTTCGGCGGCTCGGATGGGCAAGTGTACGAGCTCGATGAAAGCCTCTCAAATTGGAACGGCAATGCGCTGGATGCAATAGCCGCGTCCCAAGTGCTGACGTTGCAAGATAAGGCTGGACAGGACATTGAGTTTTATCTTCATGGCATTCGATTTGGGTACTTGCCTGTAGCAGCGAGTGCTACGATTACTGTGGAGCTTTCGTTTGATGAAGGTACAACCTGGAGCAACGCCGTTACGGTTACGTTTGCAGCGGGGACGGGACGGCAGGTGGAGTATGTAACGGCGCATTACATGCAGCATTGTACGGCGGTAATGTTTCGCCTGCGAAACAATGTCGCAGGAGAGAACTTCCGAATTGTTAGTGTAACGCCGCTTGTATCGGCGGCTGCGGAGCCGTTCGCATGAAATATCTACGGTCAAACACGCCAGATCTGCCTGTTGTGCCAACGCCGGAGCAGCTCTCTAGTCCAGAGGAACTTTATCAATACCTCCGTGACTTGTCTGAGCGGCTTACGGATTTACTTGATGACTTCATTATGATCGAGCGTGAGCGCTCGTCAATTCGAGACATTCGGGATAAACCACCTGTAGTAGGAGGATAAGATGGAGCTACCAAAAGGCATAGCGCTGATGGAGATGTCACAAGCGAATGTGACGAAAGTCTGGACGGAGTTCAATCGGTTTCCCAAGCTGTTTATGGACCACCAAAGGGGTGATCAGCAGCATTTCATGCAACAACTTTTAGCAAAGAACTCGTTGTATTTTGTGCTGGATGATGCAGGGATTATCTATTTCACGGACATTTTGCCAAAGTACATTGCAAAGTTTCACCTGATGTTTTGGGATAAACAGCTCCGCGGACGGGAACCTATTTGTAAGGATATGATTGGCTGGGCGTTTAATACGCTCAAGGTTGAGAAGGTATGGACCTCAATTCCGGCGTTTGCGCGGGTCCAACGGAAGTTCGCCGAGAGGCTAGGCTTTCTTAGAGAAGGGTGCTTTAGGAAGGGATATCCCTGTATGGGAACAAACTATGATGTTTACTGGTATGGGATGCTGAAGGAGGACTTTGATGGGCAACTTTCTCGGGAGCAGCAGCTCGGCGTCGGGGACATCGCTAGGCCAGATAGATTACGGGAAGTACGGGAAACTGGTGGACCTGCTGAGCCGATGGCTCATGGGGACGAAGAAGCAACCGGGGCTACTGCCGAAGGAGCTAGAGTACTATCCCGGCCTGTTGCCAGGGATGCAGGAGCTCCCGGGGGTGATGGGAACGGCGAAGGACTGGATGCAGGAGCTGTACCCGGAGATTAAGGAACTTGCAACGGGTGCTACGGGCAGGCTAACGGACGCGATCTCAAGGTATTATAAGTCCCTTGGGTCTGAGCGTGGGCTTGCAGCAGCTGAGGCACTTGAGCAGTTGGGCATGGGCGGCGTTGGATCGAGGCATAGTACAGCGGCCGCCGATGCAATAACACGCTCGCAGGAGCGCTTTACGTCGGATTGGCTAAGGGAGCTTGCAGGAGCGGAGGCTACCGGCGCGCAGATCGAGCAGCAAGGTCAATCACTTGGGGCGAACTTGTTGTCGGCGCTCTATGGAACGGGCCAGACCGAGTGGGAAATGGCAAACAAGGGGCTTGAGAGTCAGTATGGGGAATGGAGTCGAGTTGAGAACTATCCACAGGATGTCATGAAGATGGTTACAAGTGCGGCTGGACAGCGAGTGCCCGTAGGGACAACGGCGGCTTCAGATAGTAGCGCGTCAAAGGATGCTTGTTGCTTTATCTTCATTGCCGCCAAAGGTCATCTGCCGTTTGTGGCACGGCTTTATCGAGATCTGAAAATGAATCGGCGAAATCGCCGAGGGTATTATTGGCTTGCGGATAGGCTTGTACCTTTGATGGAGAAATTTCACCCGGTGAAAAAACTTGTCAAAGCAGTAATGGTCAATCCAATGCTCGCCTACGGTGAATATTATTTTGGGATGAAGTGCAGCGGCGTTATCTTTGCGCCGATAGCGGCGTTTTGGCTGTTGACCTTTACCCTATTGGGACTTCGCCCGCCGTACCGTAGGCGTGCTTCGCAGGAGGTGGTGTGATGGCTTACGTGCCGATCATTCAGCCGCCAGATCCGGGATCGCCGTGGGAGGGACTCCAAACAGTTGGGGGTCTGCTGCTTAAGTATCTTGACACAATGGCAGATAAGAAGTACAAGGAATCCCTAGCAGCGCATTATCAGAACGTGACTGATCTTACGCGACTTGAGAAGATGATTGAGATCGGTGGACCAGATGCTCTTCGCACCGAGCATGGAGAGCAGATGATTGCACGAGCGTTTAACTTGCCTCCTGATCAACTGCCCAAAGATCCCAAGACAGGAAAATTGATGATTAGCGCGGAGAAAGATTGGAAGGCGGAGATTGCCAAGGCGAAAGTTGAAGCGGCGAAGAAGTTTGACGTTTGGAACAACCTGTCTCCTGAAGAAGGAAAGAAACTTGTTTTGTCGGAGATGGGAGTGCTGAAGGCACGAGGAGAAGAAGCAGGAGTGCGGAAGGCAGAAGCTGAAGCTGATATTGCGCCGGATATGCTCGCACAGCAGCTACAGAATTTGAAGTCGCAAGGGAAGCTTACCGATGCGCAGGTTAAGGAGATCTTAACGCTGATGGGCCCAAGGGCCGCGAGTTTGAGTGCGTCGGCGTATGCCTCTACAATGCAGGGTCGAACGGCGGAGGCAGAGCTGAAAGCTGGAGCTCCTGAGGCAAGAGTGAAGCTTGCAGAACAGCAAGCACAGCATTATGCAACGGAGGATTACAAGACGCTTGCGTTGACGCCGTATTTCAAAGATTTGTATAGTGCACAGTCGCAAGCGGCACTTGCTGATGCAGCGAAGGAGTTCTCTGACGCGACAAATGGAGAGCTGAAAGTTAGCTCAACGCCAGTAAGCCTTGGACCAGGGAAAGGCTATGGATTGCCTACGCATAATACAAAGACAAAGGAAGGCGGCGTTATTCCTTTGCCACAAGGGGTTGTACCAATAGCAGAACAGCTGTCTGAGGACAAAGTTGTTGGTAAGTTTTGGACACTGGTCGATAACCCAAAAAGTCCGTTGTATAGGGTGAATCCTGAGGCAATGAACAAGGACGAAGCACGTGTAGTTGCAGCGTATTTGAAAAGCAATGGGCGAAAGGCGGAGGTTGTTCTTGCGGAAAAAACAGGGATGTTACGGCAAGATAGATATAAAGTCGTAACGGAGAATCATGTTGGGCAGAAAATTGAGATTGGACCTACATCAATTCCTGGGGGCAAAGTAGAAATTCAAATTGAAAATGAGCTTGAGAGTGAGGCAAGGAAAAGAATTTGGGGAGCCCAACCATGAGGCCATGGATTGAGATAGAGAAGTCGCCGGAGTTTCAGAACGCCGACCCGCGGGAGCGGTCGCTGTTTGCGGCGAACTTTATGCGAGAGATGGTTCAATCGGAGCCCGACTTAAAGCCCGAAATTATCGGGAAGGTAGGGAAGGAGATTCAACAGCGATTGATTAACCTTGACCCGGGACATCCTGAGAATCAAGCGCAGGATAGACATATGAAGTTTGCCTCGACCGCTGGGCGGCTGGCGATGCACGTACTTCCATTTGGGAAGTATCTTACGGAAGAGGGCTGGGAAGATTTCAAGAACATTAAGGCCCAGCCGGCACAGCCACCAACGGAAGATTTGAATGAATGGGCTGCGGCAGGGTTCAAAGGACCTCGACCGACGTTTTCCGGCGTTCATGGAGCGCTACCCACGACAGTGGAGGAAGAGCAAGCTAAAGACATTATTAAATCAACGCTTGATGCTGAGCTGTTTATTGGTGGGGGATATGTGCTGAAGGGGTTGGGGTATCTTGGTGCGAAGTCGCTTGAATACCTAGCGGATACGCGGATCATCAAAGCTGCTCGGCAGGCGTTGCACAACTCAAACTTTGGGAAGCACTTTACCAGGGTGAGCCAATACATGCAAACGCCGCAAGGCCAAGCCTTTGTCAAAGGCAAAGATGGCATGATGAATGTACAAGCGGACTGGTTCACCCAGGCAGGGCTGTGGGATGAAGGACTGAGGCTGGGCGGCGTTTTTGATTTGAGTCAAGCGGAAAGCCGCGCCGCTACGGCGGTGTTTCGTGATCCTGAGTATGCGCGGAACGTAATCAACTCGCTCTCGCGAGAGGCGCAGATCAGAGTTCAAAAGGCCGTTGATTCTTGGATGGATGTATCGGAGCTTATCTTCAAGGATTTCGTTGGGATTGGTGGGAAGGTGAAGATGCCTAACGGCAAATGGGTGGAGCCGAAGGCTGTGGAGGGAGGGTATCTTCCCCGAATGCTTCGTCCCGAGCTAAAGAAAGAGATGGGATCGGAGATTGAGAGGTTCCTCAGGCTGAAGCAACGCGTGGCCGCCGAAGGGAATTTTCTTACGGAAGCAGGGCTTGATGATGGTAAGGCGCTGTGGGACGCCACGTGGGCGAAGTTCCTTGAGACAAAGCCAAAAGATTCCACAATGCGGGCAGTGCACTTTGCGCTTGATAGAGGGACAGCGAGGTCTGAGGGTGAAGCGATGAACGCGTTATCGCGGTCGCTTGAGGAGGCTAACTCGGAGGTTGTGGGGTTTTTCAAGCATTTGGAAAGGCCGCGGGTGGCGAAGGAACTGCCGCCGGAGTTTTATGCCGAAGACTTTGGGTATGTGACGAGGGAATATGTGATTGACGCGGCGAAGAGAATGTCTGAGATTTCACATTGGGGGCAAGGCGAAAAGCCAGCAAAGCTATATGAAATGATTAGGAAAATTCCTGACGCAAATGAGCAAGAGGTTGCATGGAAAACGGTAAGGGCGTTCACGCAGCGGTGGCCGTTGGACGCACGGCCTTCGGTGAATTTTAGAGAATGGGCAGATGGATATACGGCGGTGAATGTAGCAACACGTATTGGAGCAGGGCTATCCTCGGTGCCGAATGCGATGCAGCCTTTGATCTCGAGCTTTATGGAGGCCGGCTGGACCCGTGGAGCAAAGTCACTTTATCAAATGCTTACTTCAGGTGAGGCACGTACGGCGGCAAGGGTGAGCGGCTCCAACGTTGGGCAAGATGCAATGCGGCTTTTAGCAGGGTATGATCCTGGGACAGGAAAGCTGCGCCGAATGACAGATACGTTACTTGAGATTAACTTGTTTAACAAAGAGAATAGAGCGTGGAACGCGCTGTCGGCGACTGTGGGGAAGAACTATGCGGAAGATCTTGCCCAAATCGCAGTAGGAAAAACGCCGTGGAAAAATATTCCTTTGATAGGGGACAAACGGATTGAGTGGGCGAAGCGGAGCTTGGGGGAGCTCGGCGTTGATATGTCGAAGATGTCGAAAGACGGCGTTTTGCCGATACCAGAATTGCAAAAGGCAATGTATAACTTTGCCTCAAAGTCGCAGCTACAGCATAGAGTGTTTGACGAACCTTTAATCATGAATTCGCCGTATTGGAAATACTTGTTTTTGTTCAAACGCTTCGGCGTGAAGCAATTTTATTACGCCAAAGATGTTGCTGTTGGGAAGTTTCTTGAAAACCCAATGCCGCTTTTGCGGCTTATGGCAGGAGGATTTCTGGGCGGCGAATTTGTTGTGCATGGACGGCATCTTGCTGGGGAGCTGATGCGGTGGGGCTATAGCCTTGGGAAAGATCCAGTTGAATGGGCAAAGGATCGTCGAGGGACTCGGATTGTGCAGCGGGCGCTGGAGAATTTTGCGGCGATCGGGACGCTTGGAATGATCACGGATCTTGGATGGCCATCTAAGGATGAAGAGTACGGCGTTGGGCAACTTTGGAGAAACGTTGCCTCGGCGGTTGCGCCGGTGCAGTTACGGGACGCCGCCGACATAAAGGAAGTCCTCATGGATAGGCCAGCACAAGCAGGAACCTTTCCCGAACTGCTTGAGCAATTAGGTAAGGGAATAGCGGGCTTCTCCCCGCTGGGAAGAGAAGCCCTGAAGGAAGAGTGAGATGCGAAAAGCTCGGCGCCGAACAAGCCGTGAAAAGGTTGAGAAGTGGGCTACGATCTCTCGACGACAGGAGCGTCACCCCCCGAGACGAGCTCGTCCGAAGCGGAAGTCTGGGGCGAGATAGGCCGCGACTCGTCCATTGAAACCGGAAGGCCCATTCGAACTCGGCCTATTGCTTCGGCAGAGGTAGTAGGCCGACACGTCTTACGCCAGCATGAAAAGCCGTTCCAGAAGATGCAACTTGAAAGTTTGCTGCAAGGCATTATTGCTCTCCCTCCTTTAAGGCCACGACGTATTTGCCTCCCGAATCTATCATTATCTTTATGTGCTTGCTTTCCTCAAGGGTTTCGATTACCTCCTGTAAGCCGCTGCGGGTAAGGTGATACCAGTTCAATTTGAGTAAGTTTGACCAGGAGACCTTTCCCCGGGAGCGGATTTGGGCGAGGACGCGGTCAATGTGGCCGACGAACTGATGATCGCCAATGTGTTCGTAAGCGAGCTGCATGTTTTCTTTAACCTGTGCAAGAACGTCGAGGGAAAATTTGATGTCGTCAACGTGGATCTCGTAGCGCTGCTTGTCTGCGGCGGCGACCGCCATTGATAACTTAAACGCCAGGGCGTGTTCGCGCTCCTCAAATGACTCAAGTCGTTCGTCGAATATCGGCGGTCGGTCCTGATACCAAGATTCCATAAAATTCTTTGCCTCAAGGGTAAGCTCCATTGGGCCGACCATCTCGGAGATTTTCAATAGCTCTGGGGCTAAAGCCTTACGCAACTTTGCCCGTTGTACCTTAACCTCATTGTCATGGAAAAGTTTGCGCTTACGCTTCTTCGTTGCCATTACAACGACAAGGCGGGAAGCGAAGCCAAGGCCAACGGCGTCGGGTGGGACGACGTCCTTAAAGCCTGTTGGGGTGGTAGCGCCGAGGAGATTTAGGCAAGTTTTGTAGAGAAAGAACTGCCCATAGTTTTTGGTTTTGTAGGGCCAGACATTATGGCAATCGTAAAGGGAGGTAAGTGATGCAATGAGCCCAGAGATGTAGGCATCTTTTCCGATGAAAACGGTGAGCTCTGGGGCGATTACCGTAGTGCAAGCACCACAAACAAGTTTATCCACGATGTCTTTGGGAAGGTCGTGCATTGAGTATTCGCCGATGTTTTTGAGCTTCTCAACTTCTGCTTTACAGCGTAAGCTCATCTCAACAAGAAGCGAGCCGTGGGTAATCTTCTCCATCAAGATGGAGTGGCCTGGAATGCAGCGCAGAAGGTCATGACCTTGGGCGATTGCGCTGCTCTTACGGAGGCCGCTCCGTCCGACTAAGATTATGTAGAAGTTGGGGAAGACTGTGAAGTGTTCACAATCGAGCCACACGCGGCGCTCGAGTGCCGAAGAAATCACTGCTAGACCTACCCATAAGTGGTATATCTCGGGGGCTTCGTGCCATTCGGTGAACTGGAGGTATCGCTTCAACCATGACATTCTATCCCTCGTCGAACATCCGGATGGAGTGTTTGGAGTAGGCTCGAGATTCCTCGATGCGTTCAATGGCCTGAAGGATGTAAACACGCTTACGTGTGTTAGTGGCAAGGCGCTCGGCCTCTACGTCGGCCTCAGCCTTTGAGTAGTGCTTTTTGGTAGGTGGGCTACCAGACTCGACAAAGAGCATCCAGAAGACTTGATCTAGGTCGTTGCTCATTTGATCTCCTTCATCGAGCCAAGACGCGGACCGGTCTTGAACTCGGCTGGAATCACAAGCATTGCGGTGCCACAAAGAAACTGGCGCTCCATCTCCTTCTTCATAACTGACGTTACCCAATCGACTTTATCAGGAGGGCACTGAACAAGCATTGAGTCGTGGATTTGCATGACAATGTGGATGCGAGGATCGGAGTAGAAACGCCAATAGCAGCGGAGCATCGCCCTGTTTAAGTTGTCTACGACAGTAGACTGGGGTACGTAAGCGATAGCTTCCCTGACAAGGTCGTCGCCCCATCGACCGAAGAAGCGCCGCTGACGACCAAACGGAGTTCGAATCGTTCGGGTTCCGTGAAGTTCGCGCTCAACTCGTTCGTGCCACTGAGGGATTCCGGGGAAACGCTGATAGTAAAGCTCAAGTACTCGTGAGGCTTCAGCTTCACTGAGTCCTGTGATTTGGGCGAACTTCCGTGGTCCAACTTTATAGTTTCCAGAATGGACACAGCGTTTCCCAATATCATATTCACGAGTACCTTTGCCAACCTCTTGTTCAGGCTTTCCGAATACAAGACTCGCCACGAATGGGTGGACTTTTTTTCCACTTTGAAACCTCCCTAGAAGGTTACCATCACCAGACAAACCAGCAACGGCAATCGCCTCGGCCTGGGCGGAGTCTCCCTCGACGAAGACGGTTCCGGCGTCGGCTATGATGATGTCACGGACGGCGCCGGCGATTGAATCATCCTCATCGGCGTGAGGCCAGTTTTGTAAATTCATTCCTGTGCCGAATACAGTCTTTGAAGACGTTAATCTCCCGGTTTCAGTGAAGTTGAACGTTGTGCGGATACGGCCATCTGAATCAAGTTGCGCGTCAAGATAGGTTGAAATGATCTTTCGAGCACGGCGAATTGTACCGATTAAAGGAAGTAACTGCGACGTTGATTTCTTCATTAGTTTGTCGATAGCAAGCTGATCTGTGGTGATGGAGCCGGTGGCGCGGTTGCGTTGAACGGGTAGCCGGAGCTGCTTGTAAAGCAGGGTTTGCATAGCCTTTGGCGAATTGACGTTTACCTCCCATCCGGCGAGCTCATTGAGCTGGGCTTGCGCCGAGGAGATCTTTGATAAGAGCATTGAGCGCAGATCATCCCGCGTAGCCGTGTCGATCAACAAACCGTGGTCTTGAATGTTTGACAAGACGCGAAGCAGGGGCATTTTGTAAGTTGTGAAGAAGTCCCACAAGCCGAGCTCTTTCATCTCAACGATTTGTTTCTCGGCGATCTCAAACGTAACGGCGCAATCCTTGCAGTTGTAAAGATACATTTGTTCAGGCGGGTCAACGCCGGGACGCCAACTTCGTCCTTCGTCTTTGTAATAGGGCTCGCGGGTGTAGATTGAGGTAAGGAAGTCAAGGGACTTTTTGAATTCAGGGTACAACACATGCGACGCAACCATAGTGTCCCAATACAAGCCCTGCAAGCAATCGCTGCCGCCAAGAAAAGATAGCTCGAATAGGGCGTTTTGGATGATCTTCTTCACATTAGGGTTTTGGATAAGCTCGGCGCAGAGTCTCCATGCACCTTCCTCTTGACTAGATGAAGACCAATATGAGCCCTTGCCTGTGTCAAAAGGAACACATATGGCGAAGTCTGCGGAGTCGGCGAAGCCGATACATGAAATGTGGCCACGCATGAGCTCGATATCAACGGCGACTGCTTCGGAGTGGTTCATTCGAGGAAGATGAAACATCACTTCGTCGTAGGTTGGGGAATGCAGTAGCGCCCGCTTTGGTAAGTCGAGCTTCGGCGACCTTGCCTCAATGAGGCAGCGCTTGAGGTCTTGAATGAAGATCGGACGCCACTCGTACTGGCGAAGGATCATCGCTGGATGAATTGAAGGTACAACTTTCAATCCGGCCTTGCCCTCAAGAATTGAACCTCGCCATTTCATAATACCCTTCTTGCTGGTCAAGCCTTCAAGCGCCAAGTTGCCGAGGGCAATCACAACATTTGGTCTTATCTTAGCCAATAGCGCAATTAGCTCGTCGAGGCATTGGAACGGCGACGAGATTCCAATTTCCTTGAGACGCTTAAGGTCGTTGTCTGGCGGACGATACGGAAGGATGTTGTGGACAAAGCATTCTCGGCGATCTATTCCGACTTGAAGCAATGCGCTATCAAGAAGCTGTCCCGCACCACCGACAAAGGGAACACCCGCCGCTTCCTCCTGACGACCTGGCGCCTCGCCAATTATCGCAATGCGAGCGTCAAGTGGCCCTACGCCGTTAACCCGCTTCATTGCAAGCATGATTAGCATCCTCCAACTCGGCGCCGTTACGCCGGAGATCCTCTTCCAAGGAAGGCAAAGGCTCGAGCCCAAGGATACGCTCAATGCGCTCCACGCGGCAATAAAGCTTGCCTAGTGCGGCTCGAGTTTTGTCAACTCGCTTTCGCAGATTCTTCGGTCGAATTTCCATTTGACTGCCTCCAGGCTTCGTCGATGAAGATAGATGCTTTTTCAAAAAGTAAAGGATCTTTTTCACAACCAATCGCTTTGCGATTGAGGCTGACGGCGGCCGCTAGGCTAGCGCCGCTACCAGCGAAACAATCAAGCACGGTTTCGCCGGGGATGGTGCTGTTCTCGATGATACGTTGGAGCAGAGCGAGGGGCTTTTGAGCGGGGTGGATTTTGAGGTTGCCGCCAACAGGGGGAACGGCGAAAACGTTGGGGAGCATCTGGGTAAGCGTGCGGTTTGAGTCACCGTCCTTTTGGCAAAACAAGATTGGCTCATATGCGGGCGCATAGCGCTGATAGGTATAGGATGTCATGGTTGTGGTACCTTTGGCCCAGATCAAAGGTATTTCGTCGATGGTGAACCAACGGCGAACAAGGCTACAGATTTCCCCATAAGACCAAATTGCAAAGAACAAATACAAGTACCCTCCCGGAGTAAGGGATCTCTGAAGCTCAGGGAGTATGCTCGTAAGTAGCTCGATGCAGTTTTCCTCCTTATCCCAAGCTGCATCGTCCCATCTTTCCTCGAGACCTACATTCCAAGGTGGGTCGATGATAGCGCAGTGGATAGAGGCATCAGGAAGCTCCTTTAGGAAGTCTTGAGCGGCGGTGCATTTGAAAGTCCAAGGGACCTCACGGCGTTCAGGGGCCAACTCGAGCTCCTCGTCAAGTTCAGTTAAAACTTCCCGCCAGGCGGTTTCCTCTTTCTTTTTGAGCTTCGCCAAAACTGTGCGCTTTTTGTTACCGGAAAGTGTTGGGTCAACCTCAAGGCCCTTTGAAACTTTGATTGCGTCGGAGACAAAGCCGATGCTTTTGCCAAGGATCTCGGCGACATCCTCGACGCCAAAGCCATCACCACTCTTGTCGCCCTGAAGACGCCGCCCAAATTTGGCTTGACCAAGCTCATAGATCTTGCGAACGGCGTCGCATTCCTCTTGATAGGACAAGTTACGACGCTTGATGTTCTCCTCAAGTTCAATCCATTGCTGATCTATTGGGTCAAGAACCTTGATATCGTTTACGGGAACAGAAGGCCAGCCAAGACTACGGCAAGCCTGAAGGCGACAATATCCGGCTATAAGTTGGTCGCCGGAGACAACGATAGGGTGGAGCAAACCGCGCTGTTTGATGCTAATCGCAAGCTCTTTGATATGGTCAGGATCTACCTTTCGGCGTTGTCGCTCAGGGATGACGACGCCGTCAGTTGGAAGATATGTTATTTCAACCCGTGAAATATCGGGTTCAAAACGCTGCATATCTTTCACATTTTGCTCCTTTCCTTTTGCGGGTGTGGGGTTCCCGCGTTGCTGCAAATCGCCACAAGGTTGTTGTCACGCGCCATTGCTCCTTCCCACCTCAGCCCCACTCTGGGGTGCCGCCCTCGCTACGCTGTGGGCGGTGCGGCTAGATTAGCCATTGGCCTCGTATGCGGCCATGACTTCTTGAAGGACACGCTCATTGGCCCGTTGCTCGATCAGTAATGCGCCAACGAGACCTGGGTATTGATTCTTACCTTCCCATGCACGGGGGCCACTGCCGTGGAATTCACCGTATTCGAGGAGCGCATCGAACAGTTTGCCAGTGACCTCAATAGCCTTCTTGATACGAGCGATTTGTGCCTCGTAGTCGGGCTTGCAGCGTTCGGGCATGTGCATTTGACTGCCCATACCTATTCCAGCTTCTCCACTGCTAAATACTCCCATGTTTTCCTCCTTTCGTCTCCCACCTGCACCCGGTGGGGGCGGAATTTTGAGCGTTGTTCACCGAGACGCACCCCTCGGGGTTACACATAGTTAGGGTACGCAGTACCCGGTAGCATTAGGCATCACCTCCTTTTGGTTGCTGGGGGCCGGGCTTGAGTACCGGCTGTAGGTCGTTGCGCTCACGCCTACGGGGATACAGCGCCGGTCCCCTGCGTGTCCTTCCACGCCGCCCCAGCATGGTCAATCATTACGGCCCACCATGGACCGGGCATCGCCAGCCCTCCTGCACATCACAGCCACAAGCGGGCCCGGATTTGTTGGGACCTTCCACCGCCTTCAACGCAGCAAGGCAGATGGTCTCTGGAATTTTATCCTCGTACGGATCACCATACGAGTAATACCAATCGCATTTGGTGAATGACACCAAACCGCCATTTATGGAACAGGAATACCCACGTTCCATCATCTTGTTCCTCACCATCCACGCCTGGGCTATGTCGGTGGAGGGGTGCCAGTCGAAGAAAGGCATGACTGGTTTATCCAGAGTTATCCACCATGACAGTTTCGGCCCCATAGGGTGCAAGTGCGGCTTCCACCCCATCACCGCCACCGCCACCCGTCGGTCTATCTCACGCAGTTCGTCGTCGGTCATGGCTGCTCCTTCATAAAGCTTCACCCCCTCAATTTCCAAATTATGACATGCTCTATCCCACCATTTTCTGAGATACGCTGGTCCAAATGCCTCTCCGCGCTGAACTCCACCGTGTCCGGTGGAATGGCGAAAGAAGGGAACGTGAGGAAGTCCTTTGGGGTAGCATTTGATAAGGTCAATGTCTTGTTCCAATTCCTGGTCTCGATGTAGTTCCGAACTGCGCCAAGGAGGGTCATGGCGTCTCCTTTTGTTTCTCATCAACGGGCTCATAGGTCGCTTTGAATGTGTCATCTCGGCATGGATAAACCTCGCCCTTCACCCCTTTGATTATCCAATCTCCTAGATGTGCTTTCATGTCTCCTTCCAGGGTTGGAATGATGATGGGGACGCCTGGTTGAGTGAAGTTGGCTTGGATGCCATCTCCAACCCAGTCTTCAATAGTTACGTGGGCATCCACGAGTCCATCCCATTGGATAGCTTCAATCACAACGGGTTTCTTTCGGAACTTTGGCATCTCTATTCTCCTTTTGGTCAAGTGTCGCAGGGTGCCGGATTCCAACCGGCTTAGAGCGGGGAGGGTTCGAACCCCCATAACGCCGCCCCGGTTTTCCGGGCTGCTGCCGTTTCCTCGGCTTCCTAGCAGTCTAGGCACGTCTGCCCGCGTGTTCGCACCACGCCGCCCCTGCGGTGTTAATCCTCCCGAAACGCGGCGTTATACGCTTTCATCAGCCGCTGCAAGTCCTCTTGCGGACCCTTCACCGTAAAACGACGCTCCAGCCACCCTCCAGACTCCATCCAAGTGATGCTAAGGCCATGGAACTGAGCTTCCTTTAAAAAGTCTCTAATTGGAGTCCACAGCAGTCGGCCCGCCGTGAATCCGGCTATGGCATTCATCACACCTCCAGCCTCTGAATGAGGCTGTTGATACTGCCGTTGATGCTCAGCATGTTTTGGATAAGCATCTCAATTCCTCTCTTGTGATCTTAAAGAGCGCAACCTTCAAATAAGGCACCACAGGTGCGTGGTGCCCTAGGCTGAAAGCTACATCCCCCAGAGGGAATCGATCCGGTTTGTCAAACGTTCTTTGCCCATCTTGTCAACAAAGGACTCAATGATCAAATGGGCATAGAAGGTGAGCCCAGCAAGGTCCTCGCTTGCGAAGCTTGTGCCCTCCCAGGAAAAGCCGGTGGCATTACAAAAGTCTTCCCAACGGAAGGTGCCGATGGTGAAGCGCTCAAACACGGCTTTTCCGGCGTAGTCTGGATCGTCGATGATATGGCACTGAATTGGAATAACCCAATTGCCCTTCTCCGAAAGGTAAGGATCCTTGAATGTCCCCACGACTTCGAGGACGTAATCCGCCTCGGGAGCGGGCTCATTTCCAGCCTTCTTCGCATGCTCGTCCCTGGTTATTCCGATGTCGACGACTGGCATTGTTATTCCTCCGTGGCTTTGTCTGGTGTGCTGAGTTCAATCAGCAAGTTTTGGAGATAATATCCTTTGGCGTTTTCGATTTGGTCAAGGGTGTAACGGACGGCTTTAAGGTGCACTGCACAGAGATAAAACGTATCACCATCGCTGAGCGTGACCTCAACAGCAACGTTGTTGCAGCCAACCTTTTGGCAGAGAAGCTTTGGCTCTCCCTCAGCTTGAACAATAGAGCGGATTTTCATTTTGCTTCCTCCTTTCGGATTAGTTTTTGCCCAAGAGCTGTTCCCAGCCCAACGCCGTAGACCGCAAAGTGCTTTTCACACATATAGGCCCACGGTCCCATCTTTGTTTTGCCATCAACGCTGGAGGGCGTTTTCGCCTTGCAAAAGTCACAAGGCGGAATGCTATTCACCTCCACCCATGTGCCATCGCGCTTCATCGATCACCTCCCTTCGCTTTGGATTCAGCCCAATCCGCGAGGCGCTTCAAAATTGAGGAGATCCCACCGTCTGGTGGAATGCCATTTGATAGGTCCTCAAACGTAAAGTCCTCAACGGGGGCTACGATGCCGAACTTCGCCAGGCGAGACTTCGCCGTGTAAATGCGGTCAGGTTGAGTCATCACGCGGAAACGCTTTGAGCTTCGACGTTGAGCGCCAGCTTGGGTATCGGTGACGTCGTCCACCTGGGTATGCCATACCTCGTCAAACGGATTGGTGATTTGGTAGGCGAGCTTCCCTACAACAAGGGGATACATCCAGCCCTTGCCGGTGCCCTGTTCCTGCTTGAACTCCTGATGGGCTGTGAGGACAAAATGCTTTCCTGCGGCAAAGCAGTAATTGATTGCCTCCATAATCATCGCCATAGCGGCGCCCCATTCAGGCTGCGTTGGGCTTTGACCAAGGTGATTCGAGCTCGCCAAAACGTAGGTTACAGCGGCATCTTGCAGGGCTGTTAAATCGTCGGCGCCGATAGATTTGATTTCGTCGTTGCGAGAGAACTCCCGCACAGCCTCGTCGATCAGCTTCCACGCCTTTGGTTGGCGCCGCCCATCTTCTTCCCATACACGAATCGGCGCGACATAAATGTCATCTTCGCCCGCGAGGGTAAGTGCCCCTTGCCCAAGGTCAATTATTCCAGTTGGGCGGGGGAGGGTGCCAAGCAAAAGGGTTTTGCCTGTTCCGGCGCGACCATACAAAAGGCCGCGAAAGCGAAAGTTTGCTGGGTCGAGAAGCTCCGCTGCCTTAAGGATACGAAGGGTGGGCTTCGCCGGATTCACTGTGCCGAGCGCCTCACGCTTTGGGCGATTGTCTTGGGTCATGGTAGCTCCTCGATGCCGATTGCCGGAGCGCCTTGGAAGGGCACCCAGGGCTGGGGCTGAAATGTGTTGCGCTTAAGGGCTTCATGGGCTGGCCCCGGGCCGCTTTTGCAAAGCTCAATAAACGTACATTCCCGGAAGAAGCGAACGCAGTGGCCTGTGCGTTGGGGCCAGAACGCAGAGCGCAGGTAGGACACAATCTCTTGAGCTTTGGCCTGAAGGTTTCGGCGCCAATTATCAACTTTCCAGTCGTCGAAGCGTGTGATCTTACGAACGACAGGGTATTCGCCTTCGCGGTTTCGGCTTGTTCGAACTACGTTAGCGACAATACCTCGAATGGGACGGTGGACAAGGGAAGATCCCATCGCCGAATACGACTCGAACTGAAAGTTCGGCGAAACAACGATTGTGTCAGGATGCCCAGTGGTCTTGTGATCCATGATGTAAAGCTCGTCATCTTGTGAGCAAATGCGGTCAATCTTGCCGACGAGGATCACCTCGACTTCGTCACCACCTACGGTTATTGTCATGATGGGAAGGGTAGCGCCGACCTCAATATAATTCTCATATGTGGTGAACATATCCTTTCCCAAGGGAAAGTTCATAAGGTAGGCCATCACCAAAGCCCAACACTCGTCGGGGTTGAGGAAACCTCGGCGCTTAAAGCCGCCGATCTCCATTTGGCGCATGATAGGCTCGGCGAATGGCGTGTAATATTCCTTTGCCAAATCGGCTGCACCAACATCATCAACTTTGCCAAGCTCGTATGCGGCGACGCCGAGATGAAAGGCAGAGCCGAGCTCTGCTTTGAGGCGCTCCTCTTCAACGGTCAAGTGCTCGATATGGCGGTGGAAAAAGTATCGAGGGCATGTGTCAAGGGCATTACATGCCGATGGATCAAGCGTTAAGCGAAGTTTCATCTTTCCTCCTTCCGAAGGTGGAGAGGCTCCCGCCTTCAATCAAGAATTTCGGCAAGCTCCAACTCAAGAAAAACGTCGTCGATTAACTTTGTTAATTCTTCGGCCTTTGGCTTCACCTCCTTTCGCTTCGGCGCTTTGCGAGTGGTATAGCGAACGGCGATCTCGTTGCGCTTTGCCCGTAGGGCTTCAATGTGAGGGAAGGGGAAGAGGCCCTTGCGAAGGTCGATATCAAGGACCTCTTCCACAGGGAGGGAGGTTGGGGGAGAGAACGGAGGAACGCAAACGCCGCCGTTAGCGAGAAAGTAGACTTTCATCTAATCGCCCCGCGATTTCAAAGATTGACTCGCCTCGTCTGAGGCGTTCGAGAAGCAGTTCAAGGGCAGTCCGGACAAGAAAACTGAACTGCCGATCGTAAGGGATATATTCCCTTATCTCGTCGATCTGCTCCTCAGGGATGTAGACATGCTGGCGTTTCATCCGAGATTCCGCCTCGTTGGGCCGTATTGTGTCAACATTGTATCATCCCCTTTTCCAGTTGTCAAGTGAAATCTTTCAAGCTTTAGGAGATTTCTTTTCGCTTGGCATGCCGTGTAGGGTGTAGCGCCAATCGTCAAAGAAATATCGCCGAATGTCGCCTGGGCGCCGGCCAAGTCGATCGGCGATCTGTTGCACGAAGTGCTGGTGAGCGGCGTCTCGAGAGGGCGCCGAGGTCCACATTTCATGAACTTCGCCGAAAAAATTATATTTGCCATTCCACTTAGTCATCGAGGACCTCCGCCAAAATGGAGTCGAGATCAAGGTCATCCGCAAGATCGGGCTCGGCTTCGCGTTGGAGCGCTTTGCGTAGGCGCACGCCGAACGGATTCGGCTTGTTGGCGATGGCTGCTTCGAGGGACTCAAAGGCTTCGGCGATGCCAGATGCCTGAGATACGAAATAGAGAGTGTTGCCAGGACAGCGATCACCTGCTGTATCCCAGATCGTGATCACAGTCCATTCAGTGATTCCTGGAACGCCGATATATTTGGCGTGGTCAACCTTGAAAGGTCGATTAGGAAGCAATGTTTTGATTTGGGCGATAGCCTCATCTTGGGTCATTTGAGCCTCCTACCATTTACCATAGATGTAATGTCGAATGAAGAGAAGCATTGTTATCCAGGCTGTGAACCAGAGGACAATACGTTCGACTTTGCGAAGGAGTGTCACGATAACCTCCTAGGTGAGATGGTGAAGGATTAAAAAAGTGGCTAGCGCCGCTGCAAGCGCAAGCGCTAGCCGCTCTACAACTTGCCAAAGACAAAGGTTATATACCCGCGGTTCTCCTTTCTTTTTTCACTTTTCTAATCGCCGCCCGAAGGGGACAATCCTCTTCAAGGTGGAAGAAGTCCAGATCATCTTGTGTAAGGTGATAGTATTCCCAAAGGCCGCGCTTTAGCGGAACGCGCACACGCCCGGGGTCTCGCTTCCAGACCCTGACGGCGCCGTTCACCTTCCAGCGTGAACAGCTTCCATCGCTGTTGCGTGCGTTGTTTGCATGCAACATTTCCCCGTGCCGAAGTGCCTTTGCTTGGGCTAAGGTAATCATGTTTTCTCCTTTTGGCGAACGGCGGTCAACTCGGCGCCGTAGGCGCTTAGATTGCCTGCTTACGCAGGTTTGCTGGCAAGGTAAGCCGGTCAATGATCTTCTGTAGCTGCTCTATTGGCCCAGCATCGCCGGGGCCGTTCTGGGCAAGCTCCAGAGTCTCTTCGCTTTCATCCTGATCTGGTCGCCGACCATAAATAGCAACTATACCTGTGGAGAGAACTTCCGCCGAGAGAATGAGCGCAGCGGTGTTTGCTCTTATCGCGTATTCCTCTCCAACAGGTGCGTAAACAAGCTGCGTTCGGCCAAATGGCCGAAGATACTGCGTTACCTCTACTTCGTCACGTTGCTTAGCCATTTCATACCTCCTAAGGATGAAGGCACTTGATGAGCGCCGCTAAGAGGAGCAATCCAAGGATCTCTATCATCAGGGCGTTGATGAAACCTCTAGCGAAGCTCATGCCAAAGCCTCCTTTTCAAGGAAAAACAAAGGCGGAATTGCATGGTGAAGCTGAGCGTTGCCTAGAGCTCCCCAAGCTCAGCAAAGACTTCGTCAAGAGCGCCGAACAAATCCTCCTTTGAGATTGCTTCATGCCGCTTTGCTGCTTGCCACGCTTCAGCGATATACCGTCCATCTTTATCAAAAAACAGGACGAAACCGTCAGGGTATTCCCAACGCTGCCAGCCGAAGGGAAACGTTTGGATTGCTGGAGCGCCGTGCCGCTTCCGCGCTTCCAGCCCGTCAAAGCAAAAGTGCCGTGTGGGCAGGCGAAAGCGAAGCTTGTAGGGACGTTGGTTGTCTGACGCTTCTTGGAGCGCCGCTTCGGTGAAAGGCAAGGCCCACGTCGTCATGTTGCACCTCCATTTGGGGAGGGCTTCCACCCTCCCCAGATTTTGTGTTATGCCGACTCGTGCTCAACGCCGAGCTCGATGCAAGCGAGCTTGCCGAGTTCCTCCCGCTCGGCGGGCTTGAGCGCCTTTAGCTCCTCGATGGTGACCTTCCTTCCGTGGGGATCCTGCTCGAAATACGTCTTGATTGCGGTTACGTTCTTCATGTTGCACCCCCATGCTTTGGCATTGTTTGGCGCGTCAGCGCCATCGGCGTTATTTCACGCCGTGAAAAACCGTTCACAAAATACCTTCGTCGCGAAGCCTTTGGACCATTTGTTCTTCGTCGATCCGCGCTTCGCGCTGCGCTTTGTGCTTTATCTTGCCGAGCTTGTGCGCTCGTTTGCGCCGTTCAACCTGAGCCCAAGGGTGCTCAAATTCAGGATCACGCAAACGCCGCTTGTGCTCATGCAGGATCAAATCGAACTTATCTTCAAAGCGAGATAGTGTGTGGAAACGCTGTGCGGGCAGGAAATTTCGAGGAGTCAAGCGAACCTGGGTTGCAAATCCTCGGCTCATCGCCGAAAGAATCCCTTTGGGTATCACTAAAATGTGGACAATTTCAGCTTGGTGAATCAAGTGAAGCGCGGCGAAGTGCCAGCGTGTAGACGTGTTGAACGTTGTATTCCATACATTATCGACGTTGCTTCGCACCTTTGCCAATCGAACGCCGAGGTTTGATCCTTCGATTAGGGCTACATGACCTTCCCAATGAGAAAAGGGAAGGTCATTTGCCAAGAGTCGCTCAACTAGTTGAGTCTTAAAGGTCTGAAAAGACATCGTCTATTGCCTTTTCAAGGTCGCCATTGGCAACCTTTTGTCTTGCCTCGAAACGCCGTAGTGCGTCAATCTCGTTCTCCCGCAGGACAGCGCCGCGCCAAACCAAATAGAGCATTTGTTGAGCCCATTTGAAATGACATCCATGGGACGTTGCTTGTGGTGGTTTGTATTTGTGCGCCAATTCGTGCAACACTGTCCCTTCAGTGAGCCCACTATGATACAACTTCATCCACCCTTTTCGAGTGTTGATTCGGCCATTCAAGCTCTTCGTTGTTGCGTTGTCAAACATCACAATAGGCGCCGTCCAACCAACGGCGTCACAAATTAGGTCTGTCATTGTTTGCGCCTCTTCGAGGGTTAGCCTCCGCTCATACTCTTTTGCGCCTATTGCCGTTTGGCTGTCACCAATGTATCGCATTTTCTCCTCCCTTCCAGGATTTCTCGTTAGGTCTTTGTGCCATTTTTCCCAACCTTCCGGTTGCTTTCGCTTAGGGCGTTTTCACTGGGTAATTTCAATGGACATTTTGGGTGTAAACGCCGAAAATCATTCGCGAAATTGGGTCAAAAAATTCGGTTCCGGATAAATGCGAATATGTTATTGTAAATATTTGTAACTTATTGATATTATTATACTTTTGTATTCCCGACCGGTTTGGTGGATTTACCCCCATCCGGGACGGAAAACCGCGAAATGGATTTTGTAACAATTCCATGGGTTTATCCCATGTATGTCCATTGAAACGCCTCACCACCGTTAACCCCCCGAATCCATTGGATTTTTTGGTAACATCCCGTTATCATTGCCCTATTCCCTCACCAGAACCCACGCCGGCGGGCGTGGGCTCGGCGTGAAGGCTAGAGCAGCTTCGCAATCAACTTCGCTACGGCCCCTTGCCTCTTTTCAAGCGGCATTGCCATAACCTGCTCATACCGCTCCGGCGCCTTGCTCTTTAAGATTTTCAACACAAGCTTTTCGTCACTTTCCATCGCCTCTCGCTTGGTTCGCCATTCCCCTGCGTAGAGTGCGGCGCACACCTTTTCCATGTTATCCTTCGCGATTTCCACGGTTCCCGCACCAGCGGCGCTATCGCGCAATTTCTGGTTCGCCCCGTGTTTTGCACTTTCCTTTACGATAAAGGGAAGCGCCATCCATGCAGCATGATCAAATCCCGGTGTTTTGGCGAAGTCGAACAAAAAACTTTTTCCGTCGACAAACGCCACTGAAAATTGTGTTCCATCTTCATTCCATTCCGTCCCCCGAATCAATCTTTTCCTGGCCATAACATCCTCCTGTTTTGTGCCCGCTATGCGAGCTTAATGTATGGGCGGCGCCCATGATTGCAATGTAACACCTTGCCATTGGGATGTCAATAACGCAATATTCATGCCAAAAAATTTTTATTTGGGCCATTTGGGACAATATATTTTTGTGCCGATGGCCCACGACGCAACGGCGCTTCAGCCGTCGCCATTGGTAATGTCGATTGTAGCAATGTCGCGTTTGGCAATGTCGCGGATTGCGATGTCGATTGTCGACTGACCAACGGCGCCCGTTGATTGTCGATTGTCGTCAAGGTGATTGTCGCGCAAGCGATTGTCGATTGTCGACTGAACCGCCGAGCGGCGTGGTCGCATGATCCCCGTGGGATGGTCGGCGCGCCGACAGCACCATGGGCACCGCGGGGCGACGGCGCTTGGGCAGCTTGGACACCCCCACACGGGGCGCTGGCGCGCGCGCAACGAGGGTTATCAAATCGCATAACAGTTGACCCTTTGTGCCATCACCTGACGCCTTTGACGCTTCAGCGCAACTTCGCCGCTTCAGCGCAATTGGTGTTGGATTGAACGGCGCTCTGGGCAACGGGCGTCGGGGGATTTTTCACGGCGCCTAGATAGGCGCTATCGCAGGTTTGGGTTTTGGTTTGGGTTTGGGTTTTGACTTTGGTTTTCTTAAAACCTCTGAGTTTTCGTTCGGCGCCGAGACGCCGCTATGGCGATGGTTTCCGTCGCACGGCGCCGAGTTCCCTTATGAGGCTACCATGTTCAGGATGAGCTACCGTTAAGCTGTGAGCTTCCTTCTTCGTAAACATGTGGGCGCCGCATGGCTGTGAGTTACCTATGGTCTCCCTTAAAAACGATTTTTCACATCGGCGAAATAATGCCCCGGCGTGGCTGAGTGTGTCGCCATGGCACAATACGGCGTTTCGTCGCAGCCTGTCGCTTTTCACTTGACACGCTCCCTAGGGTATGATATGGTGGGGGAAACGGCGAAGACGTGCCGGTATTTCATGGGGTGAAATAGTGGAGCAAATCGCTTTCGACTTTGATCATAATGTGAGCCGAACGATAATGCATTTTCATGCCTTAGGTAAGTCGCCGAAAGATATATCATCGGCGATTGGCTTAAGCGAAGCTTCTGTTAAGGCCACTATGGCTTCTCCGCTATATCAGTCGGAGCTAAAACGCCTTCAAGATCAGGCATCCCAACGCGTAGTGGAGGAGGCGGCAGACGCGGCTTCATTGCTTCAACGCGAAGCGGTGAAGTCCGTTAACGTGTTGCTGGAGCTGCGTGATTATGGGATGCAGGAAGGTGTACGGCGCCAATCGGCGGTTGATATCCTTGACCGCGCTGGGTATGGCAAGGTGGTTCGAGCTGAGCACATCCACACTGTTGTGATTCCGGCGGCCCAGATGCGCCGCCTCGACGAAACGTATGAGCTCGTTAAGTCCGCCCCGAGTGGGGCCTTTAGTCTTCCTTCGGCGTCGAACGGCGCTAGCCTAGCTGATCGTATCCCCAATAACTTGGGGCAATCTGAAGAGCGACAGCTCAAGCTGCCCTTCGGCGCCGAGGCGAAAGGTGCTCAATAACGCCGCTCAAATTCTCTGCGAGCAAGGCCAGGAGGCCCTGGGCGAAGCTGTCCGGGCGTTAACGCCGCGTGAGCGCGATGACTTTCGGCAGCGTGAACGAGCCCGATGCCGTAAGTCCCTTTTCTATCTTGCTCGAACGGTTCTTGGGTTTTCAAAGCTCACATCACATCTACATCTTCAGGTCTGCGACTTCGTCCAACGTCCGGTGCACCGACTTGATAGCGGAGAGTTGACTCGCCGTAAGGGCGTTATCCTACCACGGGGACATTTCAAATCTTCCTGCGTCACCCTATCTTACCCAATTTGGTTGGTGATCCAGCCTGACCTCGGCCGCGTTCCGGTGTCGTCGAGTTGGGATAATGACGAAGTCTCGCCTTTGTTCGGCGATCCCACGATGGACGAAGTGCCAGGCAAAGACCTTACGATGTTGATCGCTAACGAAACGGCGACTGGCGCCGAACATTTCTTGAGCTGGATCGAGCAAGTATTCGAAGGCAATGAGTTCTTCCGCTTTTTGTTTTGGGAACTCTGTCCTCGTCCTGGCGTTAACGTGAAACGTTGGAACCAAAAGGAAATGCTTTTACCGGGCAGGGGGATCAACCGGCCTGAAGCCACAATTGAAACGATTGGGGTGGGCGGCGCTGCTCAAGGTCGCCATTACCGCATTCAAATCAAAGATGACCTCGTTGGAAAAAATGCGATGGAATCGCTGGAGGTAATGGCAAAAACCCGCGAGTGGGTTACGTACAGCGACTCAATCTTCGTCAACCCCACAACCGATATTGACTTGTTTGTCGGCACTCGGTGGGCCCGAGGGGACATCTACGATGATTACTTTAGAGATGGGCGCTATGCGGTTTTCACTCGGCGCGCTATTGAAGATGGTAGACCCCTCTTTCCTGAAGAGTTTTCCTTGGACTTTTTCAATCACATTGCCAAGCGGCGACCTTTCTATTTCCGATCTCAGTATCAAAACGACCCACGAGGCGAAGGCGCTATTGATCTCGATTCAGCACGTCTCCAAAGATATGAGCTTCGGCGAACCGAGAATGACGTCTCGTTCATTGTGCGAACTCCGAATCCAAACGGCGGCGCCGATCTCATAGAGCGCATCATGCTCGGCGGTTGCTTTGGTGCAATGTCCCTCGATCCGTCACATTCGGAGAACCTCCGTACCGGCTCGCGGAAGGCGATTCTTGTTTGTGCAAGGGATTGGAAAGGCCGGACGTTTGTGATTGATGGCTGGACAAGCCGCGGTTCGCATGACGAAATGTTTGACGCGGCGTTTAGGCTGTACGAGCGGTATGGGTTTACCCTTGGCATTGAAACCGTGGCGTTTCAGAAGTTCCTTTTGTGGGCGTTCAAAAAAGAGGAACGCCGTCGGCGCCAATGGATCTCCAAACGTGCTCTTTTAACATCGACCAAAAAGACAAAGGTTGAGCGCATTCGCTCTACGATTCAGAATGATTTGAATCTCGAGTTGCTGTATGTGCCTGAGTCTGGGATGTCACCGGATTTTCAGGACGTGATTCAAATCCTTCTTGAGTCAATGGATAACTTTCCGGAATCGCAGGATCTTGATGTGCTCGATTGTTTGGCGTATTGCTTGCAAATGCTGGCCTCCGGCGAACCGATGTCGGAGGAAGATGCGCGGAGTGCTGAAGAAGGCGAAACGCGGGAACATGAGCTGCGCTCCGCTTTAACGGGGTATTGAGATGGACCCAGGTGCAGATCCAGGTGTTGGTGATATTGGGCCCTTAGGCGACGTTGGTTTGGGGATTGATCCGGGTATGGGGGTTGATCCTGGGACCTTGTCCGGGATTTTGTCCAGCTTGAGCTCGTCAGAATCTGAGTCGGAGTCTGAGACGGAGTCTACTACAGCGAACCCTGCTCACGAGTTTGCAATGATGCGCCCTGAGCGGGCGTTTCAAATAAATCAGCAGTTGAAGCTGGGAAACCTTGCAGCAGTACCTAGTAACATTTTGTCCTCGATAATGAATATGCCTTCAGTGAAAAGCGCGTATAGCGCGGCAAAGCTGGGTAAATCAGTTGTGTCTGGGATTCGCGGCGCAGCTGCGGGCTCGAAATCGTCGTTAAGTCCTATTGGCGTCGCGCAAGCCTTCTCCAATTTAGCCCCTTCGTTTGTTACGGCGCTAAAGCACACAATCAACCCGCCAACGAACCCGCATGAGGTTGCGGCGGCGGAGTTGCAGGCGGCGATTGCTGCGGATCGGTTTGGCAAAGCGGGGCTTAAGATGGCTCTTGGCTTTCCAGCTAGCCAAATGATGTCGATTGTGGAGGCGATGGATCAACCTCCGTTGACGCCGCAGGAAATAATGGATGTTCATGCAACGCGGCTTACGCCAGATAGAAATCCGGGCTTTACCTCAATGGGACCAAATGCACTGGGGCTCGGCGAAATGCTCGGCATTGTGGACAACGATACGTTTAACGCAGCGGTTCAGGCGGAAGTTGACTCATTAACAGATCGGCTCGGCGAATTTGCACAGCAATTTTCGTCGAAAGATATTTTTAATCAAGCTTTTCAAACCACGGCGGCGCAGTTTAGCCTTCGCGGAAACCCAAATGTTTCCTTCAACACAATGGCATTGCCAACGCAGAATCGTACGGGGACGCTTGAAGGGGTAACTGATAATAAGGGCGCACCGCTCGGCGCTGGCGCCCAGGGCCCAGGGTCGCCGACGGACTTCATCAAGGCGTTTATTAAGAGCCGTAAGACTGACGATGAAAGCGATTATGATGAATTGCTTGCGCAGCTTGGTCAGGCTGAACATCTTCGGCGCCCCGCGCCGCCATGGCTAAAGAATCCGTGGAGACTTAGATGATTAATCAAATTAACGTCATAACGACTTCAATCGCCGGAACCGGCGGAGGCCGTCTTATAGCCTTGATCCTTAACACGCTTGCGTCAAGGGGAATCTGGCCAAGGGTTTACCTTCAACTCCTACCAGATAAAGGAATGGCGTCACTCTTGCGTGTCGGGTATCAAAGCATTGATGACTTCGTCGATGATGGGGAGCCGGTGATTTGCTTCGACACAGGTGTCGGCGGTCGTGTAGGGGAGATCTTCTTAAACTGTCGGGGGCAAAAGATCTTTTACCTTGTTCTCTTGCATGAGGAATATGAGAAAGTCTTGACTTGTCCTGACGTGGTGAAGGTTGGGTACTCGAGCTTTCTTTGCCGTGCGGCGAACGGCGTTGGGTATTTCCCAGGGCCTACGGACGTTTATAACTTCTTTCCCGATTCGGATCTTCCTCGGTCAAACTACGTTTTGTATTACATGAAAAAGGCGGGTTGGGTTGGAGTGAGCGCCGTAGAGATGATCTGCCAGGCAAAGCCTGGGATGATCCCTGCGACGCTTGGGATGGATGGGATGAATGAGCGGGTACTCGCTGAGGGTCATATCATTCGTCCAAAGATGCCGATTATGGATGTCGGTGCTCCAGCACACAAGAAAGAGGCGCTTCGCCTTGCGTATCAGCGTGCACAGATGTACGTGGCCGCCGACTCAAACGGCGGTTGGGGGAATAGCCTTTGCCTTAGTGAAGCCATGCTTTGCAAATGTCCTGTGGTATCAACGGATACGCCGTGTTTTGCTGAATTTGTCATTCCGGAGGTAACGGCTCGAGCTGTACCACGGGATGCGGCGCCCGAGCTGCCACATGGCACATGGATGACTCGACCAGCGCCGGAGCATCTTAAGGCACGGGCGCTTGAGGTTTGGGATAACCCCGAGGAAACAAAGAAAATGGTTGAAGCGGCGTACACGCATGTTCGGCGGTTTGACGTTTGGGCGTGGTCCAAATGGTTTGGAGGTATCCTTGGATCGCTTTGATCCGGTGCTCGGCGCACTTGTGCAGGATCTCCGTGGGAATTGGGAGGGCACAAGTACCCTCAGCCCTAACGTAACCGGCACGGGTGCCCTGACGCCTGAGGCCGCGGAGCGGAACGCCGCCGTAGGCAAGATGTTGATGGAACTTGCCTTTGGCGCTTCGGCTGGCCCAGGCACGGTGGCCTCCGCGCAAGAGGCAGCTAAAGGCCAAGAGCAAATTCCCCAGCTTTTGTGGGGCGAAGCCGCAGGGGCGCCGAGGGAACTTGAAGGCTGGGAGAGGGGGCTCGCAGCCCTTGGGGGAATTCCCTTCTTGGGGATGCTTGCAAAGGGCGCCGGTCAAAGTGAGCGCTTTTTCTCCAAACTTGGGGGCTGGGCCAAAAAGCCGGGACGGTTCCCAAAGGAAGCGCCCGCTGAAGAGTTTAGTAATATCTTGATGAGTGGAGTCAAAAAGGGAGAGTTCAAACCGGAGGAGCTTGAATGGAACGCCGTTTCGGGGTTGCTGAAAGATCGCGTAGGGGAGAAGCTCACACGTGAAGATGTGATTGATGCGATTGACTTGGGTGGGGTTAAGGTGGAGGAGAAAGTGTATTCTTCGCGAGGGTACGAGGATAAGCAAAGGCTCTTAGAGGAGCAAGCTAACCTTCGAAATGAATTACGAGGACTGGAGTACCCACTCTTTAATGTTGGCCTGGGGCGCGCCGTCGTAGAACGCTTAACAGGAAGACCCTTACGCCCTGATGAAAGCCATATTGTGCGCCTTCGCGAATATGTGCATGAGCAGCGAGCACAAGGGAATTCGTTTACCTTGGCCGATTATGGTCGGTACCGAGATCAGTATAGACGTGACCTCGAGGCTCGCGGCGAGAGCTATATTGATAATACTCGAGCGGAGGAAATTCGTACACGCCTAAGTGAAACTTATCAAGAGTTGGGTGAATTAGAACAGAACAAGACGCGTTGGTCCCAATATTCTCTTCCCGGCGATGAGCCTGGCTCGTATAGGGAATTGATTATGACGCTGGATCGCCCACCAGGCAAGAATAGGGAAGCAATGTTTGCTGAAGCTGATCGTATAAATGCAGAGATTTCTGCTGTTGGGGGAGGTCGGACTTGGGACGATCTTACTGAGGCAGAGCGGCGTGAGGCTGATAGGTTGGTTGATGAAGCAGCACAAATACATGAAATTATCCGCTATGAGGGGCAGGAGTCCTTCACACACGAAGGTCATTGGCCAAACGTGGAGAATCCCCTTCTTCATGTTCGATTCGGCGAACGCTATATTGATGGAAAACGCACGCTTTTCGTGCATGAAATGCAGAGTGATTGGCATCAGCAGGGTGCAAAAGCAGGTTACCAAGAGGCGAAGCCCTACGTACGCGGTATGGGGGAATGGCAAGAGGATATTCAACCTGTACCAAACGCTCCATTTAAGAAATCCTGGCCTGAGCTCGGCATGAAACGGATGCTGATCTGGGCGAAGGAAAACGGGTATGAGCGGATTGCGTGGCCGGGGACGCCGGCGCAAATGGAACGAATTGAGGGCCATTCAAAAGAGGGCCTCCGGCGCTGGTACAACGAAGTTATGCCGAATACAATGAACAAGCTGATGAAGCCATATGGTGGAAAGGTGCAACGCACCAGCGGTGCGGATGCCGATAACCTCGAGACGATGAAGATTCGGCTCGCCCATTACTTCATGGAGCAGCACGGCGATTCCATTGAGGATGCTGCCCGGGGCATAAATGAGATGTCCCCTGGGGAGATCGAATTTCATTACACTCGAGCGGGGCTTGCGGCGCCGGAGAAAGGCCAGGTCAATTACATTGATTTGCCCGAGGCAACGCCGCGGTCTTGGCCGTTGTTTATTGGGGCGCCGATGATCGGCATAGCGCAGCCACGAACTGCGGAGCAAGGCGAGTATGATCCTGCCCTTGGCGGTGTGCTTATTGGAGCATCTCAATAATGGGCTACTTTTACAAAGGTCCGCATACCTACGGCGATATCAAAGTGCTGGATTGTGGCGGTCCGTACAACGTCTATGCAGGAAAGTTCTGCTCAATCGCCGAAGGCGTTGAGGCATATTTGGACTGCGATCATCGACCAGATTTCATTTCAACGTATCCCTTTTCCCAATGGGGTTTGCCCACGCCAGGGCATCCTTTTGGGAAAGGGGATATCACGATTGGGAATGATGTTTGGGTTGGGCGTAAGGCAACTTTGATGTCCGGCATTACGATTGGCAATGGCGCTGTTATTGGGGCGCATTCTGTTGTAACAAAGTTCGTTCCCGGGTACACCGTTGTAGCAGGGAGTCCAGCGAAAATTCGAAAGTATCGCTTTGACAACAATACAATCCTGTGGCTGCAAGAGCTTTGCTGGTGGGATTGGCCAGAGGAAATTATCGCTAGGGCTGCACCAATATTGATGTCCTCGGACATTGAGGCATTGCGGAGGTTTGTGCGTGACAATTTCATCGGGTGAAATAGCACAAGATTTTCTTTATGAGTGCGCCGAGGTTTGTCGGCAACTCCTGGAGGTAGATCATGCCGAGCAGATCCTCAAAACAACGGCGATTGATGGGCGCCGCCCTTGCAATCAAACGTGGCGAAGCGGAGCCCAAGGGCGAAGCTGGAAGACTTGCAGAGCAAATGAGCGAAAAGCAGCTTCGAGACTTCGCTGAGAAGGAGAAGAAATAATGGGTGAGTTCTTCGGCGACGTTTCGAGTGGGATGGCACCGCAGGGTTGGGGGTATTTACTCGGCGAACTTGGGCGCGAAGCGATCTTTAGCGGCGTGAAATCGTTGTTTGGTGGCTCGACCCAGGCGCCAACTGCGTCAGCGCAGTTCCCTAACATTGCGACGGCGGGAAGCAAACGGGGGAATCCGGCGTATGAGGATGAGCTGCTTGCGAAGGTATTGATGCATATCCTTAAGCAAGCGAAGATGGGCCAAGCGCCGCAGCGCCGTATTACCTCGTTGAACGACCTTTCTCAAGGCATGGCGCCGCCGGATATGGGCCTTATGAACCTTGACGATATGATGAGGACTTTGCAATGATTGAGCTGAATTTAGGGCCTGGCGAACTTGAGAAGCTTTACGACGAATTAGACGAAGAGATCCAGTGGGTTGATGAGACTAATTCGGAGTATCAAGAGCGCCTTGCTCATCATCAGCGCCTTTACCTTGGTAAGCCAAAGCAAAAGGTGAAAAATTTTCCTTGGCCCCGTGCAAGCAATGTTGTTGTTCCGATTGTGGGTACCTTCGTTGATGCGGTGTTTGCGAGGCATATGAATTCGCTGTTTGGAACGCCGACATTTTGGATGACAAAGGCTTTGTCAAAGGCCTGGGTTCCTGCGGCGCCGCTTTGGCGGGATTTCCTTGAATATGAGTCGTACTATACGTTTGGGCTGTGGAATTTCAGCTGCAACTTTTTGATGACGGCGGTTAAGCATGGCTTAGCGATAGCTAAGGTCGCGTGGGAGCGAACGCCGGGCAAGTATTGGGTTGAAAATCCTCAGTCCAAAGGTCTTCAGGAGGTCCCGTATCTCAAAAAAGATGGCCCGATGTTGATCTCACTTCCGTTGGAACAATGTATTTGGGCAGATGGCTCGGTCGATGTTGCTTCGGCGAGATGGGTAGGGTGGAAGTACTTCATTCATGAGCGTACGCTTGATTTCGGCGCTCGGCGGGGCTTTTACAGCAATGTTGACAAGGCGAAGGGTGGGATTGAAGAGCGACAGTTGTCGCCGGAGCAACAAGAGAAAGAAGACGCGGCAGGACGTTCGGCGGCTAGGCGTCCTCGTGGCGTTTGGCTTCATGAGGTTTCGTGGTCGCTTGACCTTGATGGAGATGGCATTGAGGAAGAGGTTGTTCTTTGGCTTGAGCGGCGAACTCGGACGATAGTTCGTGCGACCTGGCATCCGTATTGGCATCAGCGCCGATATTTCGTCGGGATGAATTACTGGCCGGTTGAAGGCCAGGTCGAAGGCCTGGGTATGTGTGGGATGCTGGAGCAACTTGCCGAGGCAATATCAACGGTGCACAATCAAGCAACTGATAACGCAACCGCCGCGAATACTCGGATTTGGGGAGCTAAGCCCGGCAACCCGCAGATTCGGCAGGGAATGCAACTCTATCCTGGAAAGGTCGTGTTCCTTGACGATCCGGAGAAGGACCTCGTTGGAAAGCAGCTCGGCGAAGTGTATCCATCAATTATCGAGCGAGAGGCTATACTTCGTGATTACTCAGAGCGCCGTGTGGGGGTTACGGATTACAGCCTTGGGCGAGAGTCACCTGTTGTCGGGTGGCGAGCTACAGCAACGTCTACGTTGTCGCTTTTGCAAGAAGCCGCTAGAAGATTTGATCTTACACTTCGATCTATTCGCGAGGGATATCGTGAGGTTGGGCTGCAAGTGACGGAGTTATATCAGCAATATAAGCCAATGGAGCGGCTTGCTAACTTTTTTGAGGAGAGGTTGCCGGAGGTGTTGTATTTCATGCAGCATCCGCCGTCCCGCGTGCGAGATGGGCTTGATGTGATGGTGGCGGCGTCCTCGGCTTCGCAAAACCGGGAGCAAGAAAAAGAGAGCTTTTTGCAGCTTTTCCAAATCTTGCAGACCTATTATTCAAGTGTTTTCAATGCGGCAGCGGCGATCGAAAATCCGCAAATTGGACCGCTGGCAAAGGGCTCATTGATCGCGTCGCTTGAGCGTGGTGGGGAATTGATGAAGCGCCTCCTTGAGGCGTGGCCGTTGCCTGATCCAAAAACCTTTGTGGTAGATCAAGGTGCAATTATGGAGGTGTTGAATGGCCTTAGGGGACAGAATCCCGGTGGGGTACCTGGAACCGGTGGCCCAGCAATGGCTGGACGACCCACTAACGCAGGCGTTCTTCCGCCACCTGGCGGCGGCCCAGGAGCGGGCGTTGGCGGAATGGGAGAAGGCGAAAACATATGAAGATCATGTTCGGTGTAGGGAAGTTTACTTCGGCGTCGAATGGGTGTTTCGGGCGCCGATAGTCTTATGGGCTAAGCCCATACAACCCGAGGTGGAGGATTAGAAATGGAGCAACCTGGAGAAGGCAGTGGGGCGATTGATCCGAAGGTTCTCTTAGAGAGACTCGGCGCCTTGCATCAGCAAGTGGAGGGGCTTGCTGGCAAGGTCGAAGGGATTGAGGAGCTGAAGACGGGCCTGGCCACAATTGCGAAAGCCGCAGAAACTGCTGCAGCGGCGCAGAAGAGGCCTCCGGCGGAGCCATCGGCGAAGGACGGTCCGAGTCGTGAGGATATCCGTGTGGGGCTGTTTGAAAAACCGGATGAGATTCTTGGCTCGCTGATTGAGCAAAAGAACAAACCGGTGGTTGGGCTTGTTCTTGAGACTCGGCGTCAAATGGCAAAGATGGAGGCTCGGACACAGCATCAGGATTGGGAGCGATATGCGGCGGAGATTGATTCGGTGGAGCAGCAGGTTACACCCTCGGCGCTTGCAATGCCTGGCGCATATGAGGCGCTTTACCGAATGGTAAAGGGGCGTCACACCGACGACCTTGTCAAAGAAGCTGTGGCGAACGCCGCGAAAGATCCGGCGAATTTCAAAGAGGGCCCGGGGCGGGGTCCGGCGAAGACGCCGCAGGAAAAGGCTGCAGCGACGGAGCTTTCGGCGGATGAGGATGCTGCACGGTCGCTTTTCGGCTTGTCGAAGGAAGAATGGATAAAATATCAGGGCTTTGGAATGCCTGAGGCAAAGGAGGCAAAGTAGATGACTGTGAAGGAAAAAACGCCGGTCGTTCGGGTGGAGCCTGGTGATGCGATTATTGACGACCAGTCTGACATTCGCCAGCTCAAAGAGTTCCTTGCTCGCTTTCGCAGTGATGCCTTTTTAGCGGTTCGAGGAAAGAAGGTTGATAAGCATTACATGTGGGTAATCAACCATACTCGCGCTGTGGCGCAGTATTTGTCATATGGCTTCACCGTATGTAAAGATCCGGATATTGTCGTCTGGGATCAGGGCGGAATGGGTTCTGAGAAAGCAGACGGTAGTAAGGTCGTAGGGGACCTTATCCTTATGGAGATGCCGATGGAGCGCTGGAGAATGTTCGAAGAACTCCGGCTCGAGAGGCTTAGGGATTTCCTCGGCGGTCCGAAACGGGCCAAAGAGCAGTTTCATCATGATGGTAAGTCATCTGGTGTAGAGACCTTTGAAGCAAGCGGAAAGACGTTCTAAGGAGGTAACGCAGACTTGGCAACGATCACTTTGGGCAAGATCGAGTTTGCGTTCACAATCTCGGGCAATAGCCCGATGGTGCTGGCGTTTCCGGAGTCCACGAGCCTTGCTGCTGTGGCGGGAGAGGTTGTTTATCTCTCAGCGGGGCAGGTGACCGAAGCGGCAAATTCGAGCTATGTCATTACGACATCGCCGCTCCTCGGCGTTCTCGCGGACGATGGCCAGAACACCACGGCGAACCTGTACAACGCAGGTGTCTACATCGCTAACCAGGACAACGTGTTTTCGGCGAACTTGGTTAACGACTCGGGAACCAGGATTGTGACGCACAAAGGGTACGTGGGTGCGACTCTGGGGCTTTACGCCGATACAACGAACAGCAAGGTCTATGCCGCTGGAACCGCGGTAGCGACCGGCGTTATTCGACCTGCTCAGGTTTCAACAACGGCGTATCCTCGGATTCGCGTTTTGGCTCTGGACAAACGGGACACGGAGGGCGATACTGGCGGTCGGGTTTTGTTTGTGTTCATGCCGCAGCATTGCCAGCTGATGTCTACATCGTAGAGGAGGTGAGGAGATGACTATCCGGTCAACGAACTTCTCGGAGCTCCTCGCCCCTGGACTGCGAAAGATCTATTTCGACAAGTTCAATGAGCTTCCGACGGAGTACGACAAAATCGCCAACGTCATGACAACTAAGCGAGCTTACGAGGATGATTATCGTATGGCTGGCTTTGGGTTGTGGGGGACCAAGACGGAAGGCACGGCAACAACGTATAGCGATGCAATGCCGGGAGGCACGAGGCGCTACACCCCATCGCCGTTTGGGCTCGGCTTCCGCATCACGCGGGAGATGGTGGATGACGACCTGTATATGGTGATGGGCAAAAGGATGTCAGCGAAGTTGGCTTGGGCAGGTCGGGCCACGGTGGAGAACACCTTTGCGGGCCTTATCAACGATGCCTTCAACGGAACAACGTACACGGGCTTTGATAGCCTTGCACTTTGCAGCACCGTGCATACGCTTCTTAGAGGAGGAACGTATGCGAACAAGCCGTCTACCGACACAACCCTTTCGGTGACGGCGCTCCAGGCAGCGATTAACTCATTCGACAACATGGTCTCGGATGAGAACCTCAAGATCGCCCTGCGCCCACGGACGCTTTTGGTAGCGCCGGAGTGGAAGTGGGCTGCGCGTGAGATCCTTCGGTCGGAGTACAAGCCGTACACGGCGAACAATGAGGTGAATCCGCTGAAAGAGGAAGACCTGCAATTCATGGTCTATCATTATTTCAGCTCGACCGACGATTGGCATCTCATGGCTGCTCCCGGGCAGCATGACGTGAACTTCTTCTGGCGCATCCGTCCGGAGTTTCACAACGGCGACGACTTTGACACCGGCGATGCGAAGTTCCGCGGGTATCAGCGGTACACCTGCGGATTTGGGGACTGGCACGGCTGGTATGGGAGCAGCGGTGCAGCGTAACCGCGGGAGGAGGTGACGCATGGCCGCAATTGATAAGACTGATGTTGGGGTGACGACCTTCGCCACCGTTGCGGGGAAGTTGGTTGGTGCAGGATTCTTCACCGTTGAGGGGTCTGGGCAGGCTTTCACGGGGATATATTGTGAAAGTGAGACCAGCGCCGGTGTCGTAACCACGTCGTATCTCTGGCCGAGCACAACTGGTGTTTGGCAAAAGGGAACGACCCAGCCTACTATTGCAACGCAGGATTCAGCGGGCGCGGCGATTGGCGCCGCTGATTAGGAGTTCAAAATGGTTGACATCCAAATCGCTATTATGACCTATAGTGGGTCGGAGCGGGATGGAATTTTGGCAGATGCGGCTGAGCGAGTTAGACGCTTGCTCAGTAGTATCTGTCGAAACACCGAACGAAGGGTTCCTCGGATTGTGGTGTCGGATGAGGACTCTGTGAACGCTGACGGCATTATGAAAGTAAGCGCCGTTGCTAAGGCGTTCGGCGTTGAGTGGCGACTCAACGTTCCGTGGGGAGGAGTCTCCGCGAACTACAACAATGGAGTCCGTGCAACCGACTCGAAGTGGGTGATTTGTTTATCTGACGATACGGTGGTCACAAAGGGTTGGCTTACGGCGATGGAATACTTCATTTTAATGAATGAAGATCTTGGCCTTGGCCAACTTGGCTGGCCCCTTATCTTCTCGTATCGGATGAAACTTCACGGCCTGATCAGCCAAGAGGAGGAGTTTTACAACGGAAAGTTGCGGCTTGAGGACTTTGATCCGTTGGCGGTTTACCACCTGAACGAAGACGGCATGGGCTTTGCCCCTTATCTCCGAGGAAACTGCTCCGGGAGCGCGTTTGTACTTGACCGAGGGCTCTTTGATCAAATGGGTGGATTTCCTGAGGATAATTTTCAGCCGGACGAGTACTTCGGGTGGTGGACTTGGGTCAACACAAATCGGCTTTGTGTGCAGGTTCCGGCGCCGCCAGTCTTCCACTACGGTGGCGCATCCAGCTGGGGTGACCATGCGAAGCATGAGAGCTCCCCTTACAATACGACCCGGCGGTCGTGGGAACGGTTGACTGGCGTTCCCTTCGAAAAGCGGGGAGCCGACTCTGTTCAAATTGCGAACTCCAAAAGCTGGAAGCTTCGTGATATGCGATTCCTTCGGTGGTGGGAAGATGATCGGACTTGACCTTGGGTGTGGAAGATACCGCATGCCCTTGCCGAGGTGCTTCGGAGTAGACCTCAAAAAAGAGGCTCTGCCTGAGGTGGTCGGCGACTGCGCGTGTCTTCCTGTCAAGTCTGAATCAGTCCAATACGTGTATTGCTCTCACGTGTTGGAACACTTCACTAAGGAGGGAGGCGAGGAACTTCTGCAGGAAATTTGGAGAGTGTTGGTGCCGTTAGGAACTCTTTTCCTAACGGTGCCCAACCTCTCCTGGGCTATGTGTAACATGGAGCGTGGGCCTGTTGCTCTTCAAGTTCTGTATGGAGGGCAGCATGATGCGCTTGATGTGCATAAGTGGGGATACACAAAGAAAAGTGTGTGCGATGCGCTGCAACGCGCAGGATTTTCGGTAACCTATGCTAGAGAGCAGTACTACCAAATTAACTTAGATGCAAGGAGGCTAGGATGATTATCGGCGTTCCATCTGGAATAGGGGACATTTCTTGGGCGTATAGCAAGCTGTGCCATGTTGGGCAGTTGGATTACGAAATTGCTACAGGGTGGCCATTTCGAGCGGATGAGTATATGAAGATGCTTCCTGGGGTTAGGGTAGTTATGTATGGGGATTTTTCATTTGATGAAATAGTGGCGTTTGAGCAGGTTCAGTTGAAGATAGGAAATGGAATGGTGACTTGGCAAGCTGTAAAGGATTCGGGGTATGGGCGAGTGCTGCTGCAACCAAATCACCATTTAGAGCGCGGGATTCCTCTTCAGCGCTGGATGCCAGATTTGGAAACAGATTATCATTACCCAATGAACATTCCTCAGACGGCAGTGGCTACGGCGGAGTCCCTTCTGTTCGGCGTTCCACGTCGTGAGACTTTAGTCGGAATATCTTGTGCCTCTTACCGTGGCGCGAAGGCGTGGAAAACTTGGGAACTTTTGGAGTGGACAGATTTTTGCAAAACGTTGTTAGCCGAAGGCTTTGGCCTTATTTTTCTCGGCGGTCGTTGGGATGATCTTACAGACGCTGTGGCGCTTGAGTTCACTGAGTGGCCTAACCTCGTTGGAAAAACGTCATTCGCTACTGCTTGTGCGTTGCATCAAATGGTTCCTTGGTACGTTGGCTTTTCATCTGGCCTGGGTATCATCAGAACTGTGTTACGGCAGAATTGCATGATGCTTTGGCCGGAGCATCAGCAACCCTTGTCTACATCTTGGGCCGATCCGGAGGATTTAGAAACGCGAAGGTATGTAGTAAGCCCTTATGTGGCACTAAATACCGTAACGAAGATATTTCTTCGTCATGCGAAGGAGACACAAAATGGCGAATGATGTGCAGGGGAATCCGTGGGTGATTGATACGGCTAGTGCGACGGCGCTTACAAGCAACCTCGTTAAGATTAGCCGTATGGTATGGCGAGAGCCCACAACCGTTGGACATGCTCTTAGCGTAACGGACGCTAACAGCAAAGAGGTTTGGGACGAGTATGCGATTGCTGCAGGAAACGGCATTAACTACGAACGTGAAGTAGAGAATTGGGTCAATGGGCTCATTGTTCCGACGCTCGATAGCGGGACACTTCTTATCTACATTCGGTAAGGAGCAGGCAATGAAGAAACTTTGGGTTACTTTGCTGATCTTGCTCTTTGCAGCGTCAGCGTCGGCGATTGAGCCTGGGCTTATACAGGTATGTGAAGAAGACGGAGCGCCGTGTGGATGGTTTGCAAAGCTAAAAGTTACAAATGGAACGCTTACGGATAATGCTGATAGCACAGTGTCTGTGACTACACAGGCAGCAGACGCCGACCTAACGTCCATCGCCGGAGGGGTGACCGGCATTGTCAAGGGCCTTGGCAACGGCAGTGGCTTTACGGCTGCGGCTGCCGGGACGGATTACGTCGGTGGTGCTGCCTCCTCCACGGACAACGAGCTTGTGCGGTATGACTCGACCTCGGGGAAGGTGATACAGACGTCGTCGGTCATCCTTGACGACACATACAAGCTCTACCGCAACAGCACGACGGATGCGCACACCCTTTGTCTGCAAGGCTATCACGGGGACAGCACGGCGTTTGTTGACGCCCTCTGTATCGAGAACGAAACGGCGGCATTAGGTAAAGTGAAGGTGACAGTAGGCGCCAACGCCACCTTTGAGACTGGCACCATACTCGTTGCTTCCGACTCCATCCACGCCCAGACGGGGACGACAGCAGACGATGATATGTATCTCGCTGCTTACGACGTGGACGGGGCCGCATATCGAAACCTCATTACCCTGAAGGCCAGCAACACCCCTCAACTCCTGCTCAAGTCAACAGCCGTGATGAACCTCGGCGGTGTGGGGGGGACGAACAACGAAGACTTAACACTCGACTTTGAGACCACGGCGAATACTGTCGCGGTTGCCAGCACCACGGGAGTAACGGCTATTTCCCTTGGC